AGTCTTCGCATGACCCGCACGGGTATTCCGCTGTCCTCTCGTCACAATTTTTACACTTCACGCGCTCACCCCCAAACGACCTGTCATCATCCACTCACGATGGTTAGCGTCAATGTAAGGGAACGCGTCTTGGATAAGTTCTCCTTGATTGTATCTGAACAAATCCGGCCCGAACAACTCAACGCTTACCGACAAGCCTGTCTCCTCGCACTCACCTTTGAAAGTGTATATGTGTACACCGTCAGGGTACGTCTCTTCGTATCTGCATTTCAGAAAGTGTGTCATTTAATACTCCTCCCTTGGAGCGAGCATGTATTGCCATCGCACGAGGTCGTCTTTACCTGTGACCATCAACGGTTTATCGTCTTCCCACTCTATCAGTAAATCAATAGCAGCATTCTTGGTCGTCGGTATTGCTTTGCACAACCCTAGCAGGTACTGACCACTATACTGAGCACGAGCAGGGTCGCCTGCATATGTATCCGACAGGTTATACTCACGCGTTATGCTACCTGATTTGCATATCAATTTCACGCGTCCACCTTCAGTTGTACGGATTACGTAATCGTCACCCACGCTCTTCATGCGCTTGCATGCTTTATCAAACTGAATACTGCCAATCGTAGTGAAAGTAGTCAGGTCAAGTTCAGGTGTCTTCGGTGTAACCGGCTCTTCGTCATACGCTTTGAGAGTGGTCATACAGTTATCGTTGACCACCAACAGTTCACTGAACTCGTGTTGCGGTACGAGAGTGATGTGCTTCTCGTCTTTGTCAATACAATTTACCAAATCTTTCACGTCAACGCCTACTACTCCTATGACTTCATCAGTAGTATCGGTACCGTGGAAACTTACCTCCGCCATCGCAACGAATGAATTGTCAACCGCTCTAGTGAAGATTCCTGATTCAGTGAAATACAACCACACTTCTTCGCTACATACTGCAACGAAGTCAAGGTAGCGGCGAAGAGCAGCGCTCTCCAACCGATACCAATACTCGTTCGCCCCTGTATCAAACCCAACTTCAAGCGAACCGTGGCTCACCTGAGTCTGCTGTCCTATGGTGAACCCGTAGTCTTTAGGTACAGGTATGGGAATATCATCACTCATTCCAACACCGTCCCATCGTCCGCTCCTCTGCGAGTCTCGTGCTTCATGTTCATAGCGAGGTCAGTAGTACTTTGCTTCACGTTGTCCCATACCTTTTGGCGGAACCTGTGGAAGTTCTCTTCATCCATGCCCGGCGGAACGGGCGGCTCGGCCGCCACGAACTCGCCTGTCTCAGCGTTCCATGCTCGCTCGTCAGTGTCCCAGCACGGGCAAACCTCAGTCCATATCTTACCCCTGTGCATACTGTTACCAAGGTCACTGCTCTTCCAAACCCAACCGAAAGCGGAAGGGCACTCGTCACCACCGCACGGGCAATCGCCTGTCGGTTCATTTTCTTTAATTTCTCCATTCATTTCTTTTCACTCCCTTGTGTGAAAGGTGAGGGGGCCGAAGCCCCGCTCACGCAATCATCAATGACTCCTCAACGGTTGGTACGTCGCATAGTGCTGTGCTTCGGCCGCCGATAGCGACTTCAATAACGTCAGGGTTCTGCCTTACGAACTCAGCCACGAGTGGCAAATCCGCTTGGCTCAACTTCTCTTGACCTGTGTGCTCAAGGTACGCGCTGTATACACTCTCTCCTAGTCCGGTGAACATGTTGTTCACTGATGTCAACTTCTTGGTCATGCCGTCAATGGACAACGTGTTGCCCGCCATCTTGCTCTTACCGTCCGCTGAAACCCATTCAGGTTTGTGTGTAATCGCTCCGGTGAAACATTGTAGGGCGTGGTACGCTGTACCGTTCTGCTGCTTGTCAACCTTGACGAAAGGAAGGTCACGTCCGCTGCCTCCTGTGTTCGGGTTAACGTAACCGCTACCAATGACGCGCCACATGTGGGCACCCTGTAACGAGAACTTGCCTGTCTTTTCGTCCTCAACCTTCACTCGTGGAAGGGTGAGCGCGTTGATTTTGCTACCGACTACAGTTAGTTTGTTGAACAGTTGAGCGTCAATCGGTATGTATGATAACAACTCTTGGTTGACGAGCCACTCCTGCAACTCAACGGTGGCGTTGACGATGGTCTCACCGAACGCGTCCCAATCAATGTTGTCCATGACTCCGTTCTTGTGTCGTAGGCGAACAATGGTGTCCACGCCGCCCATGACTGCAAGGTTATTGCAGTAAACCCTGAGTGCTTGTCCTTGCACGGACAATGCACCACTGCCGTCTACGCTGTTGTGGATAGCGAACCCGTATTTGTACAGGCCGTCTAACTTGTCTAGGTTGTCACTGAAAGTGCTTGTGTCAAGCCACTTGTGCCCCTTCTCCTTCAACCGTTGTGCTGCTAATTGGCGCGACTGAGTCGCTTGGCTCACGTCAATATCGCACCGGCCCTTCGCTCCTTGGTTGTATGAAGTCACGTGTGTCTTGAGACCTTTTTGGTCTCCGTATTTTATAATAGGGTCAAATACGTCTGTGTGTGGTAGCAAGTGATACGAGTCACTGACAGTCCCAAGATGGGCACCCGCAGGTTGATTTTCGTTAGCGAGCGTGGGGTTCATGATGTGATAAGCGGCCGGTTCACCGTTCGCTTTGTTAACCCTCATTGGTACCGGTGCAGACTCAGCGTCTGCTTGCGTCATCACGTACGCAGGTACTTTAGTGGGCACGAAGCGCCAAGGTACAGCGTGTCTGTCCCTGTCTCCCTTGAGCAGCGCGCTACCCCATGCAGTGTTAGTGTCACCAGCAGTCTCAGGTGAAGCCTGTGCGAACTGTGGCACGCTGTCATCGTAGTCATCACTGTCAATATCAACAGTCTCCTGAACTGCGCCTGTGTTCTGCCCAACGAATCCTGTGGCGATAGCCTCTTCGTCTATGATTAGTTCAGCGACAGGCTCATCGTCCACGTCTTCAACGAGGTTAGGTATAGGTATAGGCACGGGTAGTGCCTCCGCTACAGCCTCGCTTACGTTGCTCAGTGTCTCAGCGTTCTGTTCTTTCTGCATTTTGATAAGGTGACGCAGGTTTGCTTCTTCCACTCCCTGCTCAACCGCGTCTACAAACTCTACATCGTTACTCTTCACAGGAGCCATAGGCGTATACTCACCCACGAACACCTGTGCAGGGTCAAACGTATTGTCATCTATCTGCGTTTCACTCAACACATATGCCGTTCGTTCTCCGTCCGCACAAATTATACGAGAGGCCACTGCTCCTTGCGGAATCCATACCCGCATCTCACCGTTCGCCGCTTCGTACGCTATGCGCACAGCCGTTTCATTACTACCTTCGGGTCTCCCGAAGATTACCATTCTGTTATTACTCATTTTTATCAGTCCCGCCGTTCCCGGCTAACCTCTGATAGTGATGGTTGCTTTATAAAGAAGCCGACCGTTTGGTCAGCCCAAAATCTCAGGTTTTGAGCCAAAATGAGAGTTATTCCTCTTCTGATTCAAGCCTATCAGAAATCAAACAAAAAGTGCCTTGAAGGTGGGGTGGCAATAAGTCACCATCTAAATCGCGACTACCTAATGCGGTTCCCGTGTCACCTTCGCCAGCATCCACGAGCGCGATTAACGCTTCGCGTGATAGGGTATGATAAACATGGGTAGCCGTAGTGTATGTGTGAAACAAATCATCGCCCGCTATCAGGGCGTAGTCAAGCGGATTCATGCGAATATCCTCAGCGCAATCCACGCATCTAAGATGCACGAGCCAGCGTTCCGCCTCCGTCTCATCGCCTGTATTAGGGTTGACCGCTAACTGCAAACCGTGTGAAACCCATCGCGCTTTCTCAAGCCCGCAATCAACAAGGCGTGTGTCGCAGTCTTCGCTTGGACAGGCCCAATCTTGGGCCTCTCGCTGAGCGTGTAGCATCTGTTCCATCGGGTCGTCAGGTGTGATAGCCGCTCCGCTATCGTCACAAGACCAACCGAGTTCACTCAACACTGTGAGTAATCGTGCGTGCGCTTCACCGGCACGCTCAGTTCGGGTGAGAAGAGACAACTCTTTCACTCCCGTCCGTTTGTATTGCATCTCGCCCGTTGACCATACTTCGTCAACACCGAGAGCGTTTAATTGTTTTAGAGTCCAATCTAAATCAGACTGTTCAGGACTCCATGCTACGCTCATGCGTATTCCTCCGCCATTTCATTTGATACAAGTTTACGTCTTGACCATACGAAATTGTCGCACACGCAACATGGGTAAATCTGATGCGCCACGCCTTCAAGCATCGGCGCGCTATTAGATACAGGCGCGGCGCATTCGGGACACTCGTCTATTGATTCAGCCGCTATGCTAACGAACCTAATCTCCTCTTCACGCCACTCCGTCCCATTCGGCGTGTCAAAATGCTGACCTATCAGCGATATTCTGCGACCGTTAGCGGTCGTCCATCGTCCATCATGTTCAATACTACAAGGGTAAATTGTTTCCTTCGTCATGTTCCTGCGTCTCCGGCGCAGGGTGTCTCTTCCCCGCAATCCGTAGCAAGCGAAGGGCGATGTTCATTTCAGCCTTGCGGAACCTGCGCTGTTGCGCTTCCGTCCATTGTGCGTAGCCTGAGTATGGTGGTTTGTGGAGAATATCGCCACCGATACACTCAATGGCGAGAGAGGCGAGAACCCTCGCCTCCGCTTCAGGAAGCGTGCGAGGGAACTCGGTATCGTCATACAAAATATGGTCAGGGAGCATTGAGAATATAGTGCTAAGGTTTATCTCGTCACCCCCTTTCGTGGTAACCGGAGCGCGAGGCGCACTCCCAATGGTCTTTCCAACCTCCCTTTTCATGGTGTCTTTCTTTGCCTCGTGCTCCACCTCAAACTCACCTGTGTCAGCGTTCCACTTCACGCTACCACCTCCAAGAATGCAGCCTTGAGTATATGTAAACCAAGTTCACCTTCAACACAGTTGCGTAGAATCTGCCGCTTGTTAGGTATTTTGAATGACGATAGGTCGTAACCCATAGCCTCTTCCATCTCGCTTATCTTGTTGCGCTTACCGATGAGCGTAGGCTTACTTTTGATAGCGGGTATGTCAAAGTTGGACCAAACATAGTGCCGGCCCACCTTCTGCGCGGGTATCAGCGGCTCGTAGTATGGGCGAACGTTCTCCACTACCCATTGGCCTTCGTAGTGATGCTTGAGGAAAATGATAAGCCCGTAGAGCGAAGTCATATCGGGTATTACAGGGTCAAACCCCTTACCTTTCACACCAACATAGTATCTGTATTGGCTATGCGTGGGGCATGGTGGGCTTGCCCAAATGAAATCAAAATCCTTGTAGTGTTCAAGGACATACTCAACCGCGTCACCTATTACCATCTCATCGTTAGGGAAATGCGCTTGATAGACTGCGGCGATGTCGGGGTCGTACTCAACGGCTGTGACTTCGTAGTCGTCACCCCAAAGACGGCGGTTACCACCGATGCCCGCGTACAGGTTCAGCACTTTTTGTTTGACAAACTCACCTGTGTTAGGATTCCACTTCACGCTACCACCCCCGTCAAGGATGCAAGGAGACTCTTCACGATGTCACCCTGCGCTCTCTCCTCAGCGTCACCGTCAAGCACCCGCTTAATCACTTCGGCTTTAGCCGCTACCACCTTGTCAAAATGCTCGTCAATACAATTAACCGCAGACAGGATGACTTGGTGACACACGCTACTCTCCTGCGACATACGCCTGACCCTGTGGGCCGCCTGTTGCTCCCATGCGGGAACCCACTCGCGTTCAACGAACAGAGTTGTATCAGCATTCGTTAGTGTAATACCCTCCTTCGCTGCAAGCGTTGAGCACACAAGGAAGTCAAGGTCACCCGCTTGGAACAGGTCAACATATTGCTGGCGCGTTTCGGATGCAGTCTCGCCTGTAATCGTAGCAGTGCGTCCCTTGAGTCCGTCATGGATTCCGAGAATCACGTCGCGATGGTGAGCGAAAACCACGAGAGGTTTGCCCGTCTGCTCGTGATAGTTAGTAGCCCAATCAACAGCGTGTTGAACCTTCATGCGTCCGCATAGGTGGCGCAGTGCGGTCAGCATCTCAAGAGCATAACCCTGCGGGAGCGAACCGAGTGCGGACAGCCTATCGTATTCATCCATCCACCTGTCAAGTTCTGAGTCGTGGAGTTTCCTGTCCTTATCACTAAGGTCAACCATTACAATTTGCTGAACAAGGTCAGGCATCGTTTCGGCTATCCCCGCATCGTCATAAGTGCGGCGCAACATTACATCGCGTAGCAAATGATTGAGCGGTAAGGTCACGCCGTCTTCGCACTTGTCTATGTTAGTAGCACCACTCGTCACCCAACCGAAGTCGCCCTTGTATGCTCCTGAATACTTCTTCACGAAGTCAAACCAATTGGCGAACGTTCCGGGCATGAGCATACGCAACACGTTGTAGAACTCGGCAGGCCTGTTGAGGATAGGTGTGCCTGACAAACAGATGAGTCCGCTAACCGTAGGCCAATTGGCGAGGGTGAGTGCTGACTTAGTACGAGCAGTGTCCTTGTTCTTGAGATAATGACTCTCGTCAAACACAATACAATCGTAGTCGTTCGCCTGTAACTCGCTCAACTTAGTGGTCAGCAACTCGTAGTTAATGACAGTGAAAGCGGTCTGCTGAACCTCGTCCTTGCCGTTGCGAATCACGCTACGCGTGTGCCACTGATACCACTTCTCGCATTCAGCGAGCCAAGTATATTTGACGTTCGCCGGACATACAATCAGTGTGCGCTTGAACTGCGCAGCATCAATACACATCAGCGCCTGAAGCGTCTTGCCCAACCCCATTGTGTCAGCGATGAGTAGCCTGTGTTGCCCCCCTGCCGTGAACATGGCCGGAGCGACAAGTTGGTGCGGGAACGGTTTGCCCTGCGGAGCGACCATCGCAAGGACAGCGCTCTCGTCCTCAAGTTTCACTGCTTGCGATAGGCTCACCCGTTCACTCGCAGCGTCAACGTGCGTAGTCACCTGTTCAAGCGACCGAATAGCATCGGCGAGTTCAGCGTAGTGAGGTTCAATAGCCGTAGCGATTTGGTGTGCCGCGTGTAGCGGTATGCTCCAAACCTTAGTCTGCATATTGAACTTGGCGTTGCCGAGCGACTTGACCGCCCCGTTCACCTCTTTCCAATTCGGACGGAACGGGTAGTCAAGAATGATGGTGTCCGGTGCGCTGAACGATGCGAGAGGCGGAGCCTCAACCACAGGCAAAGCGCTGACCAACGGAGCGAAGTTGTAGAACGGAGCGAGAGCCGCCACCGCTGTCTGTAAATCGGCGGGCGTGTCACGCACACCCCAACCCTTACGCACACCATCCCACTTGCACGCGGGGAAAGGTAGCGCAGTCTTGAGGGCATTCTTCGCAGCATCGTTGTAAGGAAAGATGAATGAGACACGGCTGTATGTGTTGCCGTTCCACTCTTCGCTGTAACGCTCAACTGCTACGCTCATTCTTCCTCGCCTCCATGTAGTCTCTCATGTATCTCATCTATCCGTTCAATAAGCATCCACTCATGTTCGTTATGAACATCAAGTGAATCAATGAAAGTATCAAAGGTCGCTTCGCGCTTACGCAACCGTTCAACCTCCGCTTCTAACTTCTCGTTGTCTCCGTTAAGGTTGCTTAGTTCAGTGTATAGGTCACCCTCTACCTCTTTCAACTCCTCATTCTTCTTTAGCAGTTGCTTAGCCCATACCAATCGGCGCTTTGCTATGTCTTCTATTGTTAGCATTACTTCGTGTCTACTCATTGTGCATCACCTCCTTCGGTATCGGTATCGGTATCGGTATCGGTATCGGTATCGGTATATCAACCGACTGAATAACCACGCTCTTCTGTCTGCCGAGCGCCGCTTCAATCGTGGGTAAGGGTGAACGAGGGAACAGGCGCAGGTGTTCAGGCGTGTCTGCTCTACCCTCTTCGGTGGGTTCAGGAGCGAGAGCAAACCACTGAGGCTCAGGCGCACTCAGCATATTACCTCCCGTCCAATCGTAATGACTTACCAAACTCTTAGGCACACCACCACGACCGACAAGACCCGCCAAGCCTTTCACGTCAGTTGTGTTAGGCGTGTAAACAAGATAGATGACAGCGTTCTCGCCGCGTAGTGCGCGACCTAGCGTCTGAATCCGTGACCGGACACCGTTCGTGCCGCTAAGCATGATGGCTACATCGGTCTCCGGTGCGTTCATCCCTTCGTTCAGCGCTCGGCACGACAACAAAAGGTTCGTGTCGCCTCGCTTCCATCGGTCAAACTGCGCTTCGTTGTCGTCCATCTGATAATGATACATCGCAGGGTCATACTCGTCCTTGTAGTGAGAGAACAACGCGTTCAAATCACTGACGCTTTCGTGGAACAGCAACACCTTATCGTTGGCGTGCTTCGCAAGCAAAGTGTCAAGAAAATCCTTGCGCCCTCTACTGTTGTTCACTAAACGTTTGCGCTTGTTGCACAACGCTTTGAAAATCGGCACGAGGTTGCTACTGTCGTGCGGCAACGCAAAGAAGTTAGCACCCGCTCCGAACTCCGCCCCGAGTTGGTCGTGGATGACGGCAATCTTCTTAGTCAGCGTGTAGTATTCACCCGACTCAAACCCGTTCAGCGGAACAGCGACAGCATTCAGCGTGAACGCAGGGATGATTCCCTCGCTCAACGCTTCGCGATAGTCTAACTTGAAACAAATCGGGCCGGTGAGCGTGGTCACGTCTCGGCCATCACTACGCTCAGGTGTGGCTGACAGACCAAGCACCGCATCGTGCGCTATCACGCTGGGTATCACGGCGTTCTTCTCGCTACCGATTCGGTGACACTCGTCAACGATTAGCAGTCGTGCGCCGTTCCCGTCAGTCCATGCTCTCATGCTGTTGACGATTCCGATTACAACTCTCGCTCCTGCGACAGACGGGCGACCGTAGCCCCCGCCCCAACACACAGGCGACTCACCGTATTCCTCAAACTCGTCACGCCATTGAAACAACAACCGCTTGCTCGGCACGACTACGACAACCTGTTCGCCGCCGTTATCCAACCAATCAAACGCCGCCATGAATCCGAGCAAGGTCTTGCCCCCACCCGTAGTCACGCTGACCGTGCCGCCCTGCTTCCTGTTCTCAATCACGCGACCCTCGCTCATATCCCAACGACTTGACCGAAGGTAGTCCGCTCTCTTCCAATTCTCAAACGCTTGCGCTTGCCATTTGTATATTCTAAACATATTTATTCCCCCTTGAGGTTGGACTCATCTTGCTGTGGTTGCTTTATAAAGTAGCCGACCGCTTCGCTCCTTGAAACACCAACCAAGACGTATTTACCATCGCTCAACAAAATACTCGCAGCGTTCGGTCTAATACTACCGTCCTTTTCGCGAAAATCCTTGATGCTCAACACGTGACTGCTACCAATCGTGATAGTATCATCAGTGTTCATTAATGGTAACGTGACCATCATTCTGTCAACCCCCTTACTCTCGCAATCATGTTCAAGTAATCACCAGCACTATGTCTTGGTGCGTTATCTGTGGTTGCCTGTCTGACTATCTCGTCTATCTGCTCAACTTGCGCTTTCACGTCACTCAACTCCGATGCTAACTGCCGGATAGTAGCGCGCAGGAAATCGGTCAAGCGCTCGCCGCTGTCCGTTTGGTCGGTAATGTTGTAATACGATACGAGCGTATATTCATCGCTCCAATTGAAATCACAGTGCAAACACTTTCGTTCATGGAAATACATACCAGCGTCATACGAATAATCAACCGCTTCAATCTCCTTACTCTTACAGCGTGGGCAATAGTCACCATCGTTCGCTACATAAGCGAGCGAACTGTCACAATTGTCGCTCATTCGTTCACCTCGTCACTGAAACAGTCTTCGCATAGTCTGTTATCACCATCGTCAAGTAACATAGCAGACTCGCCCCACTCAGGCTTCAACTCCCACTCTTGGTCACCGATGCGCACACTTCTGCTGACCGGCACGGCTCCGTTACAGAAATCGCACCGCTCAAGTTCAATCTCCACCGTGTCCTTCAACTCTTGCCCCTCAATGATACTGTCACCACTTATGGGCGAAAATATCCAATGCGGCGGCGGCGGCCAAAAACCGAGCGACTCCGCAGCGCTCATCGCACCGCACAGGAAATCAACTTCGCTCTCCACCGCCCCGACATCGTATCGTCCTTTCAGCCCTGCTTCAACACCAGCGACCAATTCATCGCTCATGCCCCCCTTGTATTTTTTATCGCTCACTGTGAATCACGCTCCCACGAACAGTTGTGGCGTATGTTTTGGTAATACGTCATACATTCCTGCAACACTCGCCAATTCTCAGGACTTGGGTTCTTGTAAAACGCATCGGCGGCCACCTTGTAGCGCGCCTTCTCCATCCCTAAAACACCACGATATTCTATTTCCGTGTCGTATCTACGAACATGACCACGCGCATTACACGCCGCCTTATCCGCTCTCATACTCTCCATCAGCGCTTTATGGCGCTCGTCATCCGTTCTCTTATCACTCTCTTTATTCATTTCATTTCACCTTCTAATATCCTTTAAGGCCGGAAAAGGCACAGTCATCATTAGCCCCACGCCATAGGTGAAAATCACCAAGACGCGAGGCTAACGCTGTCAGGATAGAAGCCAATGACGATACGCTTACGCGACCACCACCACTCCATCCAATCCGAACACGCTCGCAAGCGCGTCCCTCAAATCTCCGTCACCCTCGTCAAGCGTGAACGCGCAGCCGCAACGACCGCAAGCGAACACATCAACGAGCGCTCCATCTATCATCTTCTGTCCGTGCAGTTGCACTAAGTCGTAGTCGTTGTTAGTACTCGTGCGAGTCCTGCCCGTCCCGTCCTGCGGACACTCTACGAATATGTTGATACCGTAGCCGCCACCCTTAGCGGAATTATACATCGCTATCTCCTTGTGCGGAGCGTCACGAAGCATACCCTTCGGTAGCGTAGCCATCTGTGTCGTGAACATATTGTTAGTCACAGGCAAAGCAGGGTGCCGGAACAACGGGTTGAAATCGTCATCAGGATTCATAGCCGATATGAGTGACCGCCAATCACGCGCGTACGCCTTACCGTCAGTCAAAAACTCCACGCATTCATCGTAGGTGTAATACCTCCAATCATCGCAAGTGCCTAACTTGACTTGCACGCCGTTCTTCAACTCAATGTATTCGCCCATGCTCACACACTCTCCCGCTTGTCGGCATACATGCCACCACGCTCGGCCACGTCCTCAGCGCACCACGCTTTGAAATCGTCAGCCGTGTCAAACAACTCCCAATCAATGTGATAGAAGAAACGGACGCCATCGTGTTCAACCGTATGATACTTGACAGCGACCGGCTTCACATAGAACAGATTTTCATACGCCTGTGGCCCAATCAAATGCTCGCCCCCGATTCTTCATCACCTATCGTTTCATTGTATATTGCATCAAGTTGCTCATCTGTTAATTGATTATAAGGAACCCAACCATCACCTGACAAGACAGCCCACAAGAACTCTGTATCGTTAAACGTCATTGACTGTTCAATTGATTCAATATCATTACGAATCAACACATTCATTTTCTCTTCTCTACTCATAACTGTCATTCGCTCGCCTCCATACGGGCAGCGTCAATGGTGTCGGCGGTCAGAAGTATCTGTTCAGCGATAGTATCAGCGTCAAGCGCTGACACTAAGTCGCACTTGTGCTCCTCAATGTAAGTAAGCCAATGCTTACTAAGCAGGTCGCTGTCAGGCACGAAGCCCTCGTTCTGAATCATCTCAGGCCCGAGATACAAGTTCGCCGCATCGCACACGCTCTCGTACGATTCGCGATGGTGAGTCATCTTAGTCAAAGTTCCACCACCTTAGCAGCACCGCAGTCCGTGCATGTGAAATAAGACACGTTGTCTTTAGTCCTCTCGTGTTCCCATTCGTGACCATCACCTTCCATCGTATGACCCAAAGTCGTCACCGCTCTCTCGCCGCTCAATACCTTACTCACGCTGGCAGCGTTCATAGTCAACGACACATACGACTGACCATCAGCCACAGTATAAGTGCTGCAATCTTCAAACGCACTCACGTTCACTGATAGTTTCAACGCTCTACCTTCGTTAATTTTTCGCACGTAACCGACAAGTATTGTCGCCGGCACACATTCTCCCACGCCATCAGCGCTTCGCTCAATCTCTATTGCTTTATCATTTTCACTCATTCAATATCACCTTCCCGCTCATTGGGGGAATCTGTTTCGCGTAAGCCACAGCCTAAGCAGTAGTTACCGTCTAAGTCTGTCGCATAATCCAAGTGCTCGCACTCGTAGTAACCGTCCTTGTATCGCTCCCACACATTAGCGGGAACCCAATAGGCACACGGACTGTAAGTGTCCACATCTAACTCAAGCACAGCCCGAGGGTGTTCCATTATCCGCTGGCTCTCAGGCCATTGTATCAGCACTCGCTCGTCTATGACAACAGCGCCGCAGGGTAGCGTGTAAGGAAATACTGACTCACTCACGCGACCACCTCATCTGATAATTCTATTATTTTATGCACACGATGAACAACATACGATACCCAACGCCCACGAACATATCGTTTAGGTTGTTGAGTTGTGTATAGGCTTCCTGTGTATTCATCTACCCAATGAGCCGGAACCCATCGCCAAGCACACGAAACCATCATTACTTCTGCATAAGGTTTGGGTGGCCCGTCTTTCTTTGTGGTCACACGACCACCTCCTCTTTGAGTATGGAATCTGTGTAGTCGTCAAGCCAATAGGACGGCCCGCTCGTGATGTTTGAGAGAGAGGTGACGCTGAACGCACCACCGATGTCATCAAGCAGGGACATCAGCGCAATCACGCATTCTATAGTTGAAGCGTGCTCGCTTATACCCGTGCAAGCACTCATGCCCTTCGGCCTGTGGTAGTTGCCATCGTCAAACCAATCGTTACCGTTACCGTCAAGAACGAACACGTCTAAACGCCGAAGCGCAGCGTCCTGTTCTTCGGTCACACTATGAGTGCTACTAAGATACTCGTCACAGTAAACGAATTGCGCGCCGAGCGTCACCTTGTGTTCTACTCCATCATAATCGGTCATCACGGCTGCCCGTGTGACTAACGGTGTGTTAATGTATTCAACTGTGTAAGTAGTCACTTACTCCACCTCCAAGTCATCAGCCAGCGCTTCGGTTGCCTGTTCTATAGATTCGTAAGGGCCGAGCCAATCCGTGCAGTCAAGGTAGCCCGCCTCGTCTAACCGTGCGCACCACCCAAGACTCATCTTCATCTTGCTCACCATCTCTAAGTCGCTCCCCTCTCGCCCAAAGCGTTCTCGTAAAGGAGAAAGCGACAAAGGTTTGTCATCTAACGCGAATACCGTGACCTCACCGCTCTTGTATTCAACGGTCAGCCACCATCCATGTTTCGTTTCGTATCCGTTCTCAATGTCTTGCGAGTCAGTCATTACTTACTCACCCCCAAGTCGTCAGCGTTAATGTCACCGATAGAATCGGTGGGCTTACCTGTATTGTTAGCAATAGATACATGGAAGAAGCGCTCAACATTAGGAATGCCAAGCGCGTCTGTCAATGTGTCAAGGTATGTCTGCATCTCCTCTTGGTTGAATACCTTAAGGAAGTATGTGCGCTTTTCATACGAACTAAGCAATTCTCCGTGCTCATCATGAGTTGCTATAACACGAGTAGCAAGGTGTGTGTTGCTACCCAACACCAACATTGGTGGGTCGGGATGGTTAGCGACAACCTCTTTGACATACGCTTTCATGTCTTTGTTGGACATGGTCTCTTGATATGTCTGCTCGTGCGTCTTCTTAACAGCCTTGAGTTGCTTCGGTAGTAGTAGCGTGCAGTGCAGGCTCTCAATACCAATGCAACCGTGTGTGTCCTGTGGTCGTGGGTTAACCTCAACAGGTATGCTGATTGAACCAGCGTAGCGTAACTGACTCATACGCTCCACTCCTCGTACACCCATTCGTCAGTCTCAATGCGAAGTATCAGTCTGCTCATTCAACCAACTCCATGTGACCGTTGATTACTACCTCGCCGTTGCTAATGCGTACGCGACCGTTGGTGATGCGAACAACACTGTTCACCCCAATCTCAGTCTGAGCACCGTGTAGCACTAGACCGCACACGCCCGTAGCGTCACGACCGCAAGCGGCCGCCACCTTACTGCTGACTCCTTCAATCAATACGTGACGCACAGGGTATGTCCGAAGGACTAACAAGTCCAACGACTCAAACCAATCAACGCCACGCGCCCAACGCACAGACAGTTGTGATACTGTCGGGCGCTTCGCTATGAAACGGCCGCTACTGTCTCGCATCACTTTACTGAAGTGTGCGCTTTCCCCATCGCCGTCAGGCGAATCGCTCAATACATTCTCATTCTCTATCATCCTTTGTTACCTCTAAGGCCAACCTTTCATTTTGGTCAGCAATCGCAGTTTTGTGGTGGTTGCTTTATAAAGAAGCCGGCCGCTCCTTGTTCCAATGTTTCCAATGTTTCCACTATTATTCTTGTAATTGGAATGATTATTGTTTCTCGTTTTATTCCTATATATTGTATAATATATAATAAAGAGATATACAATAAACAAGAAACATAAACACAAGTGCGCGCTTTTATCTTTCCAATTCTAATAATAACGTTGGAAACATTGGAAACATTGGAAACGTTTTCGGCGCAGTGTCACGGTCTATAGATAATGCGAGGAGCGGGACGAACGAATCGCCATGCACGCTCAACCACTACGGGGTCGTAATGATACTGTGATACACTAACGGGCGCGCGAGGTTACACCCTGCAAGGATTGATGGAAACAAGGAGCCGAGAGAGAAGGGGGAACGTTGGCGGGTGGGTTTGTCGTCATGCGCACGTGCCACCAATTTGAAAATTACAACCAACCATACGGTTAGGCTACGCTGCGAGAGTAGTGCGCTACGCTTCGTATCAAGGCGAAGCAATTGAATGATTGAATCGTGCGTCAAGCGATAGCGATAAGGACGCATGATGATTGAATGGGATAAGGGCTTCGCCGTATAAGATACGAAGCAACAAGGCGCACGAATCGGCACGCGTAGCGTAGCCTAACCTCAAACGCTGATAATGGGACGTGCCAAAAAGAACAAGGAGGATTGAACAGCACGTCCGTTGAATAGGATAGCGTAGGCACACACGCCCACGCAATAAAAAAAATGGCCCCCATGAAGCCGCCCGGAGGCGACCCCATGAAGGCCGTGTTCGCATTACTTTGTGTTAGTTGCTCGTTATCAAGCGCACTCAGTTTCGGTTGAATGCTGTAAACGCTGATGCGTCAAACATTTGTTTACGAGTTGAACCTGTGTTCTCAGTTGCTCCGTAAATGGCTCCAACTGTTAATACATGGTCACGGATGAAGGCGGTTACTGCTCCAACTCCGCTCGCTGTGGTGCTGACTAAGTTCCTATGCAGTTCGGTTAAGAACGGCATATTGTCTTCGTTCATCGCTACTAAGTGTTCTTTCACGGACGCTCGCACAGATTTTCCTTCGTCACCTTGAGGGAATCTTAGCACGTTAGTTAGAAGCGAGTTAGTCGCTCCGTTCATAGCCGCACTCCAAGTTTTGTATGCTTTGGTATCGTTTTTCATGCGAGCAAACCATTCTCCTTTATGTGTTTCAATTTCGACCGTCTCAATTGGTGTTAAATCGTTTACCCCTTGAGTCGTTGGTGCCGGTTGTGGTGTCGGTTGTGGTGCCGGTTGTGGTGTCGGCATAGGTGCCGCTCCCGCCGGTGTCGGTATTACATCAGCGAATAGGTCGCCCCAAAACGCACAATTCCTGAAGGTGCTCGCTACCTTTTCAGCGTTAAAGCCGTTCGTCTGTGTGTCAGTTTGCCCGACCCATACTCTCAAGGCCTTGCACACGCTCGTTATGCTGTGCTCGCTCGCTCCCGTTGCTGCTTCTATGTGCGTCCATGACGCGCCCGTTTTAGCGGGCGCTACACCGTTCAAGGTAATGGTTTTACCATTCGCCTCGCTTATGCTGACGCACTGTCTGACGACCGGCTCATACGCCTGTCGTATCTGTCCTAACTGTTCTTCATTCATGCTCATATTATCTTTTTCTCCTTTCACCCGCTCCGGCTTTCGTTTGTTTCACCGTTGGGGCTGACTCCTGTTTGCTGTGGTTGCTTTATAACCAACCCGACCAAAATCTCGCTTTTTGGACTGAATTAAATGATTACTTAGAGCCAAAAATGAACCGCTCTATTCCATTCACATCGGCGCGCGGGACAAGTAAAACGGTTGAAGAACCAACCATATGGTGAGGGAACGAGAGCGCTCGTTAGAGCGCTCGTAGTATACGAACCCGTGCACAAAGCGCCTGCGCAGTGCGTGCGTAGTGCGTGCGCTACACGGGTGTATGAGCGAGCACGTTGGCCTTACCGTGAGCGTATGAGCGCGCCTGTATGCAGGGCTGAGAGCGTGCCTGAGCGTGGCCGAGCGCGCTTGCCATTTACCGCGCTCCGCCACAGGGCATTTACCACGCTCCCCCCTTAGCCGGAGGAGCGCTCTACGAGCGCTCATTTACCGTTCTTAGCATCACGCGAACGAAATCTAATTTTTCGTGCGGAGTAGTGTTATTTTATGTAAAAAAAATATAACACACGATTTACCTTCACTGTTGGTGCTTTCTGCGAGCCACGGCTATTCTGCCCGGCCATTGGCCCGAAGTAAGAGTCTGTCGCCGCAACATTGAGTCGCGCGCTCTCGCACCCATCATTTCACGATACGCCTGTTCCTTTTCTTTGAGGGTTGCCCCTGCTCTCCCCGCTCGCTGAACCACCGCATATAACGAGCGGAGGTGGTCGGGTAGTTCGGCCATCACTCGCTCTTTGGCTTCAGTATATCTATCTGTGTTCCAATCAAAGCCACTACCCATCCCAGCGGCTTCTCTCTCTTTCTTTTGTTTTCGTCTGAATGAGTCTGTGACTTGACTCATGACTTGTTGGAGCATGTTTTTCGTAGCAAGATAGCCGGACTCGGGGAATTGTGCTGTATAGGCCGCATGTTCAGTAGCGGCGGTAGCCTTTGGGGTTGTGCTGTATTCACCGACAATACCTTTCTCCCTCAAAAAATCATTGACCTCATCAGCAGTGACTGCGTGACCGTATTCGTGAGCCGCGACTCGGCCGAACATATTACCGGGGGCCTCCGCGAATATCTTTTCTGTGTTTTCTTCGTGTTGCCTATCCGCTTCCTCTTTTTCTTCGTGAGTCATGCTGGGTTCCCACGGAATTGCTTGGAGCCTTTTACGATTGATTTGGTCTGCGTAATTCCATATCCCCCGCTCACCGACATTGACTACATCAAAGTTCCCATCATAGAATGACCGGCTTGGTTTATGACCGTCATAGAGCCACTCGGGTTCACCTTCAACGAGGGAGTCGGTAGGATTGTCTGACTTTCTTACTCCGACCGATTTCTGCATCTTGTCGGCGGCCATCTGCATAATCGCTTGGTAGTTCTGAGCGTCTTCGGGCATATCGTACAAGTGAGGATGTAAGTAGTCGGGGTCTTGTCTTTGCAGTATCTCTTCAGCGAAGCCTTCGTGGTAGAGGGGACGGCCGTAGCCACAAGCGGTGCAGTGTTCACGGGGGTTCCAATCCGTTGTTCCCGGTTCTGGTCCCCATTCGTTCCCCGAGCATATCCTGCATGGGCCTGTATGGGGCTGCGTTGTATTGTGGATATGGTCGCGCATTTCGCTCAAGGCTGCTTGCACGGTAGGGCTGGGATGAGTTTCAGTGGTACCCGCGAGCATGTTCACGAGGTCATCATGAGTCTTTTTCTGCGCTTCCCGTACCTGTCTCGCCTGTTCCGCTATTCTATTTTTCTCTTCTAGCCGTGCCTGCTGTGCTGGCCCCAACGCTTCAACCAAGGCATCAAAGACCCACAGTGGCGGTCTTTTCCAATTGATGTTAGGGTTTTTGCTCCGTATCGCATCCATAGCCGCCCGCATCTCGTCTTCGGGTACATCGTCCAAGTCATATCGGTCTTTCTTTGGTAGGTTCTGTAGCACCTCTTGGAAGTCGGCATAGTTGTCGGAGTTCTCTGATTTTCTTACTCCGACCGATTTGAGCGTGCCGCGTCCTTTGAAGTGGCGAGCACGGTTGGCGTGAGGGTCTTCTGCTACGAGGGTGTGCTGTTTGGTGTGCGACATATCCTTGCCGCCTTTGCCATAGACGCCGCGCTTACGGCGTTCTCTGATTAACTCCTCACGGTACTTGATACGGTCCGGCTTCTTTTGGTATTCCGCTTGGTACGCTCGTTTGTGTCGTAGGGCGTTCGGTGACGTGGCGTGCTTGGATACGAGAACGCCCGCGCTGCCGTGGCCTGCTGTGAATGTATCACCGGAGAACTGCTGTCCGGCACAGGCGTCCCACTCTTGGAGTATTTTGGGCGGTATTTCATCTAAGGTTGGGGCGATATCTGTGCCCCAGTTGTTATCGTTCCATACTTCAATGGACGCCCTCAGTTCCTCGCAATTCTGGTTAGCATCTTCCATAAACCACGAATAACCGATACTCGGAACAGTGTCACTATATTGGGTCAAATACTCAATCCATGCGGTTCTCGCTTCTTCACAGCACTGGTCATTCTCTTCCATAGACACGCCTGTCCCTACATCAAGCGAATCATCTGTCTCCGGTGGCGCTTCCTCAACCTGCCGAGTCTCAAAAGATGGCTCTTGTCCATATTGTTTGACGAGAACCCACTCGTTCGCTTCATCATCATAGCGGTATTGCGGTCCTACGGGTTCGGGTTTTGATTGCAGGATGGTGTTCAATTCATTGAACTCGTCTTCGTCCAACTCTCCTCCTTCTGCTAATTCTCGCTCAATTTGTTTCAGGCGTTCGCGCGCTTGCCCCTTCTCTTCTTCGGAGTGCGGCGCTTCGCTCATCACCTGAGCGGGCGGTGCTGCTAGAGACTGAAAGACAAGCGAACGTGGGTCTATGTTTTCGCCTTGTATCGCTCGCATACCTGTCTCTTCGGTTTCTCCGGTGTCTACAGGCCCGTGTGCCATTTCTCCTTGAGGTTCGTTGCCTCTGACTCCTACGAGATAGCCACCCGGTCCGCCTTGTGTCATACCGCGCCCCCATCTTCTTGCATCGGTTTTGGCTTTTTCGTCTGCCCCGACCCCCGTCCACATTCGCCTGTCTTTGTCAGGCTTACCACTCATTATTCGGACTACGTCAGGTTTGCTACCGGAATGCCATTGTTGCACCGGCTTGACACCTGTCCAGCCTCCTGTTTCGTCTAACGATTCATCGTGCATAGGTAGGGTGTGCTGGCTTGGAGGATGATTGCGCTTTCTGTTGAAGATTCCCTTCGTCAGGCGTATCATAGTGGGCGGAGGGGGGTCGCAACCTTGATGGTTACGGAGGGTGTCGGGCGGTTGATGGCCGACCCGCTGCGCTCCGCTTGGTTGACCCTTAAGGGTGTGGAAGAGGACGTGGCGCGCTCAAAATGGTTGCAGGGTTTGATTGATGAGAAGCGTGATGAAATCGTACAGGAGCGACCTGCGAGAAGGGCTGCTGAGCGGTTGCATGCTCACGATAGAGAGGAGGCCGAGCGAGAGAAAGCCAAGCGTCTAGAACAGGCGTCTGAGTGGGCTACCGAGGATTATGGAGACGAGTTAGACTATATTCGTCAGATGCGGCAGGAGTATCCTGACGAGTACGATGATTGGGTTCACGAGCAGTACGGCCGTGACCCGCTGGCTGAGGAGGATGCTGAGGAAAACCCGTTCGCTGAGGACAAGTCGGGTAGCGATTTAGAACATTTGCGTCAAATCAAGGAACAGCACCCCGAGGACTACGAGAATTGGGTTCGTATTGAGCACGGTGGCGTAGACCCGTTGAGTGAAGAATCGTTCGGTGGTTATGCTGGTGACGACAGTGAACCGCTAAGTTTGCTTGGAGGAGGTGCAAGTTCCGGTCGTAGATTGGACCCTGTCACAGGTGAATATGTTGACGAAGACGAAGACGAAGACGGAATCAAACCGCTAGAAGCAGGAGCGAGCGTCAGTGATGCTTTGAACCATCCTCGTACCAAACTCTCTCAAGGATTCGTTACCGAAGAGCGGTGGAATCCTGAAACAGGTGAATACGAGGAAGTACAAGTCCCTAAAGGTACTGCTGCCTCTGGTAGGGTTGCCGCTACGCGTAGCGCTCCGAAGGCTCAAGGGAAGGGGGCGAAACGGTACAAGGCCAAGGATTGGGGCGAAGCGGCGTTGTCCGCTCAGCATGGTTTTGCTGAACTGTTGTCTATTATTGACGGTGGTCGTGAAGTAATGCCGAGCGGTAAGACTCAGCCATTCGTCGCTGGCGAGGCGGGTCAGGCTCATACAGCATTCGCTCCGCCCGCTTTCCCCGCCCCACCGGGCATGGTGAAGGTTGGGATGCCGAGCGGCCAAGTGACCAAACCTCCTTTTGTCCGAATCATACCTTCAACTACTTTTGATGAAGTTGACCCTCGTCAGTTAAATTGGCCGCCCGATGCCGAGGAGGGTGATGCCTAATGTACGTGATTGTGAAAAACGAGGAGGAGAGTTTGGACGAACAGAAATTAGAGTCCCTAAACGATTTGGTAGGCGTAAAGGACGTCCCGATGATAACTGACCCGCTTGAGGCTCACGAGATTGCTCAGCGCGGTAGCATGCCTTTGATGCCGGAGGGGACCAAGGGTTGCCCGGAGTGCCAAAACGCTCGGGTTCGTGATTATGTCAAACACCCGCCGCATTTTACTCGGTCGCGTGTTCACGTGAACCACAATCCTAGCAAAGAGTCTAATCCTCAACACAGGCGACTACCGGACGGCAGGATGACCAAAGACGACTTGTTTGGTGTTGACGTCCCGCACCCTGACGATGAGGAGCACAATTCTGAAGGTGGGTGGTTCCATGTAGGCTCATTCGGTAATACTTGGGGTGATGACGGTAAAACTACGCATAGCGCTCCGGGCATGACAGAAGCACAGGTGAGGCGTTATCTTGAGTATTTGTTTGAGGACGCTCCCGGTAAAGGGGCATTCTACGATACTGATTTGAACAAAGAGTTGGGTATCGGTCACCCGAGCACCGGACTTATGGCCCATGACGGGTCTCACCCTCCGCTGACTTGGTTTCATCCGAGAGAGGACAGTTCTTGGGGCGCTAAGTGGAGTCCGCAACATCAGAACGTGACGAAGACTGTTAAAGACGTTAAAGGTAAGACAAAACGCGTGGGGGTTGTTCCTCTGCTTGACCCTGAAGGTAATCAGATTATTGACCCTGAGACGGGCAAACCTATGATGGGGAAGGGTAGGGCCGAGCGGCAAAAAGTGGGCAAAGGTGCACGAAAAGGCGGACTTGGTACTGAAACGTTCCCCGATTTAGGTCGCGCTCTTCGGTTCTATAAGAATCACGTTCTTAATCATAAGCAGGACGCGGTGCAACGCGAGCAGGACTACGCTCTATATCACCCTGAATTACATACAGCGCTCTCTAACGGGTTGCGTGTAGGTCAAACACCTTGCACATTGTGTCTCGGTCATGGTACAACCACGGGTAATAATTTGTTGTCGTATCTTGGTGGTGATGCTAAAATGCAGCGTTATGGTTCGGTTAATTCTCATGCTGACATCGCTGATGGTCAAATGCTAGGTGCTACCGGTAGCGTGGACGAGGCTCATGAGAACCACGAAGGGGAGCGCTCTACAATCAACCACGAATTGATGGAACATTCCGGTCCGTTCGGTCAAGCGGGTTGGTCTACACCTGAAGACCCGCTGAGCGACCTTATGGATAACCCTCATGCTGAATATCTATGTTTGCGGTGTGCAGGTACAGGCGTGTGTTCTACCTGTGGTGGCGACAAGACTATTGATACTATCAAACCTAACCAAGACGCCGAAGAATACGCTCAGACTCAGCGTCAGGCTTCCAAGTATAAGCACGCTCATTCTCTAGCGCGACACGGTCAGCCGTTCGGAGCGGTCAGCGGTCAGCCGTGGTTGCGACCCGGCAAGGTACCGGTAATCGGTGGTGGTGGGGCGATGCAAGACACTCCGTCGTTCCTTCAAACCGAACCCGGTGAAGGGCAGTTTGGCCTGCGCGAGCAATTCGTAAAACCACCGCAGCCTCAACGACAGACAGTGGGTGTCCGTCACGGCCACCCGAAGCAGTATAAACCCGAATTAGGCTCCGGTACAGGATTCGCTCCGGCTACTCATCCGGGTACGATGGCTGCTTCGTTGCCACTAAAACCCGAAACTCCGTACGGTCCTGCTGACAAAATGTCGTTCGCTCAACTTATAGGGAGCGGTCTATATCCTGAAGGAGCGACCGGTGTCGGTAATGAAGATGTTACCCATCCTACCGACCCGCTCGGTACTATGAATTGGGTAAAGGTTGTTGACCCGGAGACAGGTGAAGAGACTTCTCGGTTGGAGACGAGCGGTGGTGTGTTGAACTTACCCGGTGGGTTAGAACATTGGGCAGGCCGCGGCGCTCCTACGTTTGATACCGCGGCTACTCATGGTGTTCCGAGCGCTCAAACTCCAATCCCTCTACCTGTTCAGTCCGAGGTACCCGTGCCTAGTCAGATTCCGCCCCCTCAACCTGTTGAACAAGAACCCGAGATTGATTACTACCACCAATACGAGTCTAATGACAAGCGAGGGTTCACCCTTGATGAGAACTTCAAGACTCCTTTTGAGCAAAGTGATATGCATGCTTCTAAGTGGGAAGGTACCGATATACCAACTCATTATCAGTACCCGAAGAAGGATTTAATCGGTTGGGATTCTGCTACCGGGTTGGACCCTGAGCAGGTGCATGCGGGCTGGGAAGAGTCTTTGGGCAGGCTTGATAGGGGCGCTGAATATCTTGGGATGGACAAAGACCAAGTCAACGAAGAGAAGACTAAGATTTGGCAGGAAATGATGAGCCATTATAGGTCGGCAGAGCGCGCTGAACAGAAGTTTGTCCGTTCGCAGATTTACAGACGCCCGAACGATGTTTGGTCTGACCCCGGTGAGAGATTTATGGATGCTGCTTTGAAAGGTCATCAAGATTTGGCCGAACTGTATGAGAAAAGTGGAAGTGAAGACATACTAACTTCCCCGATAGCCGAACGCGCTCTATATCGTACAATCAAGAGCATTCATCCTGATTGGGAACCGAGCGAAGACGTTGAAACTCTTACGCCTCGCGAAGAGTTAGTCGGTAAAGGGGAACCGATAGATGTAGCATGGTCTATACTGAAATCTTATGCGACAGACAGGCATAGGGGTAGACGGGCCGGGGGCGTACGACAAATTGCGTCCTTGTCGTCTCTCAACTACCCGCCCTCGGTCCACCTTTGAGCGGTATCCCCTAAAGGGGATAAGAGTTCTAATGATATTGGGTTAATCGGAACGACGCTCTTATGAACCAAAGCGGTAGTCGCTATTTGAGAGGCGAGATGATGCAGACGCTGGGCGCAGGGCCGAATAGAGGTAATGAAGACGAATTGAAGGTAATGGGTTTAATTGCCTTTGTGAGTATGTTGGTAGGAGCGGCGATAGCCGTGTTTGATGCGCGATTATGGCTCCGAATGGAAGATTCTGTGTACACTAACGCACTGACTTATACAATGGGAGCGTTCACTTTACAGGGTATCTCTTATTTCATTTACAAAATGTTAATGCAGGATTCCATGGACAGCAGGGCTACGTTTGCTCGGCAACAGAAGGAGAGGGATAGGCGAGTTATGCAGATGCAGCAAATGTTCTCCGGTAGGCAATTGGAACAAGAATTACGGTTACAGGAATTACAACTTGAGGCTCAACTGAAGATGCTTGAGCATAATCCTGAAGCGGTGATGGCTAAAGTGGCTGAACCGCCGCGCGAGGATTTCGCACCGTCCGCTCCGGCTCACGAAGCCAAGTCCGACCAACCGTTAGACCTCGGTGCGGGTAAGGTAGCAGAATCTAAAACGAAAGGTAAGAAGTGATGGAGAATGGGTTGGCTGTTCAAGACCCCGAGCGACGACGCCGTTGAGAAGACGATGAGGGCTTGGCATACTCAAAACCTTGTAGACCGTGAATATCAACGGTTTTTCGGTTGGTTAAAGGTCTTAATCGCGGTTTTCATCACTACGTTTGTTATTTCAGCGTTTGAGTTTTATTACGGTTCAAGCATTTGGGAAGCATCAGTTACCCGTATTGGGGATTGGGCTGGCGAACAACTTTCGCGGTTGTGATGCCCGTTGACGATGAGTCTAGGTGGGTCTGCGCTAATTGGTGCGGCGGTTTGGGGTCAGCAGTTATGGAATTATTGGAAACCACGCAGAATCGGCATTTATGGACCTACGTTGGTGGGTAAAACCACTTTTGACCGCTACATGACTACACCGGGTGAAATGGAAGAGATACCCGAGAAGATGCGTACCGCTCATCCGAAGCGGTTATTGAAAGGAGGGTATACTCTCCCTCGCCCGACCCGGAAACGAATCCGGTGGAAGGGGGAGAGGCGTGTCATTCATAGCGCCGATATTGGTGGACAGCAACGGTTTTGGAACCTTTGGATTGAGGATATGGTGGACAGACAATGCGAAATCGTAGTATTCATGCTTGATGAGCGAGCACTGAACGGTGGCGGCGGGGCTGTAGACTGTATTGGTGGGTTTAAGTTCCTTGTTGACGCTATCATCAATCAGCGGTGGAACTACCGCCGGATAGCGACTCGGATTAAAGGGAAACGATACAAGCCTACCTTAGTGGTAGTAGTCGCTAACAAGGCTGACAAATGGTGGGACGAACAGGCGAACATACTTTGAAAGCAGCAGCGATTGCGCGAACACAGAATCTTTGATTCATTGAGACCCGGTATGGTAGAATTGCAGAAAGCGGGTGTACCTTGTAGAGTCTCAATGATGGCTACCCGCATCGGGTGGAACGTGGAAAGCACTTTAATTGAGATGCTAACGTGGTAAAATAGAGAGGCGAGCGAGAAATGATGAATCCTTTAGCGTGGGGAGCGCAGCAGACCCCTTTGGCGATGAACACACAGACTGAATTAGTGAGGCTTGCGGCGAACACTCCGAACGTGTCGCTCGCGGAACTTCAAGGGTTAGCGCAGGCCCAAGGGGTGATGCAAGCGGCGGCAGACAATCAACCGCATATTGAAATCCCACGCGTTAACTTCTATCCTTCAAGGCACGCTAACCCACGCAAGGCGCGTCGTCAGGACATTAAACAGGCGTATCGCCTCTTAACTCCTACAAAGCGTAGTGCTTTTTCGCCACGCCGTTTGATTGGTGGTAAATACAGGTACAACAAAAACACGTCACAATGTTGCGTTGACGGTTGTGATGTTGACTATCTGCTCAAGGCCATGGGTAATGTGTTCAGTGAGATTCGCGATGAGGATACCGGCCGGACTCTTTGGGATATGTATTTCATTGACCCCGTGTCGGGCGAGAATCAGGCATTCCTCGCTCGTGAAAAAGTGACCGGTGGTCGTACGATGCGCGCTACTTATTGTCCTGAACATCTACATCTCTATCATCTTCTGACTAAATGGGAAAGAGAAGAAGAGAACGAAATTGAGGCGAATAGTGGCACTCTCAAGGCTAAAGTGAAGAAGGGGGTTAGTATGGTAGCCGTACCGATGACAGCGGTAAAACCCAAAGATAATACTCCCACCACTCTTCAGAAATACGAACCGTTCTTCAAAATGATAAAGGCTGATAAAATCCCTATCATTCATATGCAGAATAGCGAAACAGGGGTCAACGATGTCACTATGGTCGTGTTTGATATGCGGCAGTTCGCTGAAGGTAAGAGCGGTCTCCCTGTCTTACAGCAACAGGTTCAAGGAGGAGAGGTCGCTCCCGTAGGAGCGGGGTTGCAGCAATTGTTAGCAGAAAAACAAGCGAATCTGCCCGAGGTGGAATAGATGGTTTGGCCGTTTAGTAACAATAATACTCAATCTGCTCCTCAACCAACAGGCACTCTTAATCTTGGACTCGCTAACGGAGCACAGTCTATGGGCGCTACCCCCGCTTGGGGTATGCCTCCCCAACAACAGAATCCGTTTATGGCGGGTTTAGGCGTACCGCAACAGCCGGGCGCTCCGCCTTCTGAATTAGAGATTTTTGCTATGCTTCAACAGACGAGTACTCCGATTGACGCGTGGGTAATGACTGACGGGTTCAAGCAAGTTGTAGGTGTAGTCAGTAGTGTTGTAGCGCTCAACCTTGTAGAGTTTTTCAGAAACGCTAAGTTTGTGGATGATGGGGATAAGGGGCTTAAGATTGATATTACTTCTCTCCCCGCTCAGTTCCAAACTATGAGTTCCGAAAATGTAACGAGTGAACTTGTGACACTACAGCAAGCCGCTAACATGGCTGTACAGAACAGTGGGATGCAGCAACAGCAAATACTTCAGATGACGCAACAGTCTATGATGGGTGGAGCATTGACTGCTGCTATGCAGAATGACGGATTCATGGAACAAGCGGGTGGTGCTGTTGGCGGACTCGCTCGTGGAATGTTCGGCGCGGCTACAGGAATGAGGTGAAATTATGGACGTAAAACCTAACGGAATGAACCCAATGAGTATCAGTAATATGAGTATAGCCATGAGCGATATGACGAATCTTGGTAGCAGGGTCGTGATAGACCTAATCATGGTTCAGGTTATCGCTATGGCTCTTGGGGCGTTTTTGCTTATCGTCTTTGAGGGTTACAATATGACTTCTAGCCAACTTGCGTGGACGATGGGCGGGTTGTTTACTGCTTTCAGTCTGACCGGTGTGGTTTATCGCAGACTCAGCACTTGACCACCGGTTTAACGGGCAGTCTGCCGACCGAAGTGTAACTTTTGTTTTCATGAAACAACCGCATTGCGAGCACCTGCTTCCGTTAAAATGTTCGCAGGACATACACTCCTGTAACCTCTTTTTCGACGTTTCAGTATCAACTCTATTGTTTAGTACCAAATCACGAGCGGCTTTCATCAAACTCTCAGCCGTATCGCGATTTACTGGTATTCCCGCAACTTGCGGGGCGCGCCCCAATCTCCGCATTATGAGACCGGACAAGGCGCAACCTCTTTGATTTAGCGGTGTGTCCGCTATACATGGCGGAGCGGATTACGCGAGCCTCATGCAAGTTGTGTCAGTGCGAAACGCGTGACGATTTGGAAGAGGAATTAAGGAACGGAATCGTGACTCCCAAGGAATTAGACAAGAGGATGGAATGGCGTGAAAACACGTCTGACCGGCATTTTCGTAACCATATGGGGGAATATCATCTTGCATCCAATTCAGAATGTATAGTCTGTACCTATTTCAATCGTTACCAAGTTGAAGAGGATTATTACAACGGTGATGTGTCTTCTGCTGAAATTGCAGAAATGTGTGGTTGTTCTGAAACTACCGTGTACAACCATTTGAAGCATCATCTGAAACCGTTAGTTCAAGCGTCTGCCGCTCCGGTTATCGCTCTAAAAGCGGGGAGTGAGATGGAAGCGCTACGTGAAAACGTTGAGAAATTGAACGGCGAACTTGGTTACCTGTTTGAGAACCCTGATAGGAACGACCCTCAGTTTTACGGTAATCTTCAACGGATGCACAAAGAAGTACGAGAGACCGTCAAGGATATTCTCAAAATCCAAGAGCGTGCTATGGGAGGACAGGCTGCGGAGGCTGGCATTAACGCACAGACTGTGAACCTCATTAAAGTTGAACTGTCTAAGGAATCGCCTGATGTTTGGCGTAAGATTCGTTCAAAATTAGTGGAAGGTGACGAAGTTTGAAAGCAATCAGTATCTCCACGCTCACCTGTGATGATATTGGACATAGCGGCATTCTGCGTGACCGTGGGGCTATGAACGATGTGGAACTTGGGTTATTTCTTGGTCTGATACGAGATGTGATAGACCGATGGTACGAGGCGATTGGGGAGTATGGGCCACCTGTATACGCTCGGTATCATGAACACCGATTGCTATTAGACGGTATTATAGAACTATTTGATAGAATCCAAACAGTTGATGAGCCGCAAGAGGCGTTCAGGTACAGGCGTGAATTAAGACAGTCTCTCAGTCAGTTCAAAACATTGTGCGACGAACTTGCTATGCCGTTTAGTTCTCCTCACTACGTCCGTGAGTTCTATATGAATCTCCATCGTCGGCTTGTCGGGACGTACGAGCGAATCGTGGAAGGTGATGACGAATGCCAATGACTTCAGGTGGCTCGGGCGGAACGAGTGGATTGCGGTATAACCCGCGAGAGACTGCTGGTGATGAGTTAGGTTATGGTGTATCGCATACCGCTTACAATCCTCGTGATTCTGACGAAAAGCAGAACGATTTGGACGACAAGCGTGACAAAAGGGAAAAACGTGACCGAGCGAAAGCGGGTATCCAGCACTTGAAAGTCAAAGTTAAGAACGTAAAACGCGAACTAAACGAAGCGCAGAAGGAGACAGGTGAACTGTCCGACCTTACAGGACCGGCAGGTTCGCGCGGTGGCGACTTAGACAATGCAGTCGGTACCATGACCGGCACCGGTTCAGCGATGGGTGGTGGTGTCGGAGCGGTTCCGCCCGAACTTCCCGGTACTGGTAATTTCGGTCAAGGTGGAGCGTTCGTTAGAGCGTTTGATGTTCTTAAACGCGAAGACACTGAAACTCTTGAATCAACTCGGTCTAAACTGCGAGGCGGGAAGGCGAAACGACACAAGAAGCATGGGTTTGTAGAAAGTCATAGAAGACAGCGTGGCGGTAAACGGCTAAACGTTTCGTTCCGTGACCCGAAGAAGCGAGCCGGGTCTCATGTTAGGCATAGAGTTCACTATAACCCGCGACACGGGGCAATCAGGCCACGAGTGACCGGGCCACTGTTCAGGGGTGTAGGAGGACGGCGAGCGCATATCGCTATGCCTGACCCACGTCAGCGTGAAGCGCGACTTACTCAACGGTATATGAGTCAGGAAATGCCGCAGGCTTTACCGTACACCGCTCCAATGCGACCAATGACTCCGACAGCCACGCCTCAGCGGTACGGGCGTCCTCGTAGTAAGCGGGGCGACGACCGCCCATCTGCTTTGCTGGGTCCTAAGCAGATTAAGCAGCCTCGTACCGCTTCTACACCCATGGGTGCCGGGTTCGGGACAGGTGGTACTTCGCCTCTCGCTCTTAGTGAAGACGTAATGGAACTTGACGGACTTCTTCTGAAGTTCTTTGCAGGAAAAGCCAAGATTCGTCAGGCCGATGTTGCTGAGTTCAAACAGTTATTACGCGATGCCAAGAGATTGCTCAGTCAGTTGAAGAAAGGGTATGACGTTGGCTGTGGTGACGACGCTGAAGGTCCGTCACCGCGCGGTCACAACAAACAGACTTCCGACCCGAAGGGTGCAACCGAATCTGACCCGGAAGACGATGCCACTACTTGGGGGGCGCACTCATACGGAATCGTAGCAAGGAGAGGACAACCTTGAGAGTTTTAGTGAGAGGCACAAACGTTTCGCTCATTAAAGGGCAAGGAGTGGTCGCTCAGTTCCCCGATACAGGCCAGTCTTTCATTCTCGCTCGCGAGCATGCAGCGAAACCCGGTGCTAACTACAACCCGTTCTTCCATGACCCTCGCACGGGTGATGTTCGTACTGATATTGAACATAAGTGGCCGATGGAGGCGCTACGCGACGAAATCGCTCGTGATGTCATGGGAAAACACAACTTAAGTAGCCATGATGCATTGAAAATGGCAGAAGACGTGATAAACGGCGGACATAATCAGTTTAATGATGAACATCACGACAAAAATCATCATCTTAACCCGGTATTTGATAAAAACGGTAACCTGCATCCTGATTACGCTCATGTTACAGTTACGCCTGAATATCAAGGGCATGATGTTGATACTCACGACCGGCGTACCAAAACTGAAGACGGACGACAAGTGAACTTCTTTGCGAGAGCGAAAGAGCACGAAGAGTTCGGGCAACACGCGGAAAGCGGTACAAACTTCGCTTACAGGCAAATGCAGGCGCAGGCGCAAGAGTTGTTGGGTTACGTTCCTTCAGTTCTCAAGAAACCGCATATTGAACCCGGTACAATGACCAATAATCACGTGTATAGACATCAAAGTACAGGACCGGGGCCGGGTGAACACGTTACGCGACCGGTCCAGCGAATGCACAACCAAACGCGAGGGTTACCAGCAGCCGACCCGTTCAATATCTTGTTTGGTGAAGGAGATTCGCCTAAACTACCGCCTGCCTTTTGGGAGAAAGCGGGTAGCGGTGTTCCTAAAAAGCAGAAAGAGAGATTGAGTGAAGAATATGGTATCCAAGACCCCGAATTATTGGACAATATGGCAGGGTCCGCTGTCGGGCAACTGCTAATCGGGCAGGGACGAGGCAGACTAGAATCTTTGATAGGTGATTTATCTCGCAGATTAGATATTGGTGGCAAAAACGCTGAAACTTATAACACAATCCACTCACACGTTCAGACTAATCCTGAATGGAAAGGACGCGGAGCGAAAAAGGGGCGAGAACTCGCTGCTTTACTGTTCACCGCTAACCAAATAGGAGACGACCTGTCTGATTTCGGGTCGTGGGACAATGTCAACGAGGGGGTAGTAGAGAATTGGGCTAAAATAGCACCTGTTGTCGCTGAAGAGCGTGGTGGTGGTCAACCTTTCGATTGGGGAGCGGCTATGCCTGACGAAGTTCACCATTCCGCTCAGCAACCGATAGAACCGGGTGAAGACGAGCATGCTATGGAATTGCACTCTCTTGCAGGTCTCGCTCCGCGCGAACTTGAAGCGCTTTCTCGTGAACCGCCTGCTGATAGGATACCAATACCGGTCCCTCAACAGGCTGCGCCCGAACCTGTCGCCCCACCTGCGCCTGAACAACAGTTTGCTTATACTCCCCAACCTGTACCTCAAATGATTTATCGGTCTGACGACCCTGCTTCTCGTATTCTTAAAGCGATGGAGGAGATTCAGTTGGCTGACGCACGAAAGAGTATAGAGGTAAGCAAACACTTACCCAACTACGATAGTCTCAGTGTCAATAATACCAACGACGTTTCGCTCATGGCGAGTAAACTCGGTCTTACTAATACAGACGTTTTAGGGTTGTATTCAGCCACAGGTGACTGGCATCGCGTAGCGAAAGTGTTTCAAGTAACACCCTCTGTGGTCGGAGCGGTAAAGGTGGTGTTCTCGTGAACAGTTACGAATTATTGAAGAGTGAGTTTGACGTTTTGATGATATATGAGGACGAAGCGGAAGCGGTTGCTACCGTTATGCTGAAAGCGAACTTTTCGCGCGAAGTTGAACAGTGGGTTTGGTGTGGCGACTCTCTTCTGAAGAACCAAATGGCTCAAACTCCTTCGCCAGCGCAAGCGCAAATGTATGGTAACCCACAACTCGGGCTTCAAGGCATAGACCCTCAGCAGTTGCAACAAATGCGCGTTACTTCAAAACCCGGCAGATTTTTCGGACTTGGTAAACCTCAATACGAAATGTCAGGTGGTGCTTACGGGCACTCAATGCAAGGGACTCAACCGCAATTAGCCCGACAGATGCAAGGTATGGCCCCCGGCTCGTCTCCTGTTCAGGCGTACGAGCAGCAGTTTGGTGCTTTACAGCAAGGCGGACCGGGTAGACTCAAGCAAGCGTTAGGAGCGATGGGCCAAGGAGCGAGAGCGATGGGCCGAGGAGCGAAAGCGGGTTGGCAAGTGGCAGGTAAGAAATTAGACGCCGGAGCCGCTCAGGTGAAAGACGCGTGGCATGGCGACGAAGATGCAGGTCGTGTCGGCGTAAAAGATTGGGGTCGCAAGGCATGGGGAGGGGTCAAGGATGCTGCGGCATCAGCAGTAAATGCTGCTCAGCAGTTTGAAACTCCTGAACAGACCGCGGAACGCGGGTACCAAGCGACACGGAACTTGCCCGGTGAGCGGGTACCGCTTCCGACAACTCTTGAACAAGGCATGACTCCATCCAATGTAGGGCAACCGCGGAACGTGGGTCAAGGGGATTATACTCAGGGACAATCTGACGGGAACAACCTTGGTAATGTTCAACTCAATTTACCCGGACTAGAACCTGAAATCAATGTGAGTCCGCACCAAGGTTCCGGCTCTCAACAGACTTCTTTGTACGATAATCACCCTACGCAGGCTCAAGATACTGAGATACCTATACCAATACCTACGCCGGGCGGGGCGCAAGAGACGACTACAGGAGACGCCTCTCAGACTCATGGGTGGACACCTGAACAATGGGGTAAGTTAAGCGGTGGAGTAAAACGCGCTTGGGAAGGCTCTCATGCGAACGACCCTGAACTTGCGGATATAATCCGAGAACGAATGGTAGCAGGGGAGGCTTACGACCCCGAGAAGGCTGGAATGAAAGGTTGGAAAGGCGGGCGATGGGTTGGTGCTCAACGCGCTTTGGGTATAGACCCGACCGCTGTTCAGACTTCTTTTGACGCGATAGACCACGCTTGGGATTACTTGCTGAAAGGTGAGTAAATGTGCAGTTTGACGACCCAATCCTTGAGATAGATTGGGAGATGTCAAAAAAGGATTTTACGTTCTTTTTTCAAGATATTCTCGGGTGGCAACTCGCTCGCCATCACGCTCATTGGGTTGAACAACTCAACAAAGAGGACCGGTATTGTGTGAAAGCGTCGCGTGACCATGGTAAGTCTGTACTGTTTTTGTGTTACCTACTATGGAAGGTGACCTTTGAAGAACGGACTGATGCAATTATTTTCTCTCACTCGCTGGACCAAACTATCCGCCACATGCGATTCATAGACGAAATGATAATGATGACACCGATTCTGCGACACCTGCGCTCAAAAGACGCGTGGGCTAAAACTTATTTTGGGTTCACTAACGGGTCGCGCATTACCGCTAAGTCGGTCGGCGGAGCGGTTCGTGGTGCTCACCCTAACATCATTCTTTGTGACGATATTCTATGGGGTACTACTGAAAGCGAACTGAAAAAGGTAGCGACTTGGTACTACGAAGTCATGATTCCCACGCTGCATCACAGCGGGAAATTGATGATAGTAGGAACACCGTTTACTCCGACTGACCTTTACACCGAACTTGAAAGCAAAGAAGGGTACATCGTGGAAACTTGGCCGGCAATCAACGAGAAAGGCGAACCGTTATGGCCTGAACGATGGGATTTAGATGCGCTAGACGAAAGACGAAAGGATATGACAGCAGTATCGTTCGCTCGGGAATATCTGTGTGAACCGATTGATGATTCTTCAAGCCTGTTCCCTACTACTATTCTTCAACCTTGCAGAGATAACAGCCTGTGTATAATCCCGCGTAGACCGGAAGAGGATGATGAAGCGCAGTATTTCATCGGCTGGGACCCGGCGATTTCGTCTGACCGGAGCGCTGATTATACAGTGATGGTAGTTCTACGCAAACCCCCTGATTCGCCTAACCTTGAGATTGTTCATTATGTTCGGCGCAAGGCTATGGATTTCAGGACTCAGATTATGGAGATTCAGCGATTGAATGCTAAGTTCCGGCCGGAAGTGATAGAACTTGAGGCTAACCATTTTCAGCGAGTTTTCGCTACTGAACTTCGGGCGAATACCGACCTACCAATCAAGACTTTCATTTCGTCCAAAACTAAGAGGCAGTCCTTACTAATGGGCTTGGTTCTACGATTTGAGCGCGAACAGGTAAGAATGCCGTACGCTGAAGAACAGAGCCGAGAAATGACGCGAATCTTGGAAAACGAACTGATAATGTTTGGGATGAGTAGAGGCGGAAGGTTAGAGAGCATAGGCCGACACGACGATTTCGTAATAGCGCTCGCGCTCGCTAATTGGGCCACGACTGAGTTCAGAGAACGAGTTATAGATTTGGACGAGATTATGGCGGGGCTGATTGACTAATGTGGGGTAGTACATTGATTGGGGACGAGTATGACGCACCGGTGGCTGGATTAGATGAGGACACCGCTTTGGTGGTGAAACATCTTGCTCAGCACCCGCTCTTCGCTAAAGCGGGAGAAAGAGTGACGCCCGGAGCGATAGGCGATGGGCCGAGCGCTACTTCCGAAGGAGAAGGCACTCTCGCCCCGAAAACTAACGAGGGGCTGGCTAACCCTGAAGAGGAAGAGAAGCGTAGACAGAAACTTATGCAAACTGCGGGAGCGCTTGGGATGCAAGCCGCTCAGCAAGACCAAATCCAATTATCGTTCCCTGATTCAGGCGCAGGATGGTTTGATACCTATTTTGGTAAAGGAGCAGAGAAAATCGTTAAGGATTTGAGACGAGCGCGCCGTGTCCATAAAGAGTTCAAAACTGATATTGACGACGCTATTGATGCGATTCGGCTGATGAAGCGAATGGAAGTAGAAGATACTCTCAAAGCAATACCGTGGGCGGAAGGCCACATCGGGGCGATTCGTGAACTCGGGTTATCAGACCGCAATCTCACTGCTCTAAGGAAACACGCCCAAGGGAGAGAGGTCGGACTACGGCGCGCTTGTGTGTCGTGGGAGAAGGCTGATGGAGTCATTAAGCGACTTAGTGACCATGAAGGGGTTTGGGGTGAAACTGAGCAACAGGAATGGGTCAAAGCGACTCAACTCAAAAAGGATGCTAAAAAACAATGGCGTAATACCTTGCACCAAATTGACACCCTGAACAAACACGAAGTTGTGTGGTTAACTAATGCCGCTAACAGTTTGGCAGATAAGGGAGTGATGAGCACTCGGTCTATCACTGAGGATATTGTAGAGAAGGGTGACAATTTTGGAATTACTACAGCCAAGATTGGAGCGCTACTCAAAACTTATGGTGATGAATACGGTATCGGTAAAGTCACAAGAGATAAGTGGGGAGTGGAAGACAGTAAAGGAGTTATTATCGTTAAAGACGTTTGGGCCTATGCTGCCGGTTTCCTTGATGCTGACGGGTATATCACTATCACAAAACGCGGAGAACCTCGTGCTGGGATTATAGCAACAGGCGCGCGCGGTAAAACCCACTGTGAAAACTTGTACAAAGCGTTAGGATGCGGTGTATTACAACTTGATTTGAAGGTTCACAAGAATAGTCGTAGGTCACAACATCGTCTTCAGTTTTATTCCAAAGACGATTTGCGGAAGTTATTGACCGGAATACGCCCTCATCTTGAACTCAAAAAGCGACAGGCAGACGCAGTGCTTGAACTTGTGGAACTTGGTCGTGAGTCAATCGCTAAAGCGAGAAAGACTGAATTACAGCGTGTCGTGAAATGGGAAAATTGGAAAGACACAAAGAGTGACGACCTACTCGCAGAATGGGGCGTAGACGTGGAGACGGTGGAAAAATGGTTGGTGCGAGACCCTGAAGTCATATCTCTTGGCGTTGAAGCCGAGCGACTTTTGGGGGTGCTTGAATGAGCAAACCGAAGGGAGTGGCTGTTATGCGAATCTCAATCAAACCGAAAGGCAAGTCTGATTCACCGGTGGATGATGACCCCGGCGACGAGTATGATGGACCGCAAGGTCACGAAGAAGGGATGAAGCAAGCCATGAAACTTATTCAACAGTTAATGGGCGGAGGCGAAGAAGATGCCTGAAGGTGCTGAGGAGAAATCACGAATCGGGCGGTTCCTCTCTGCTCTTGGAAAACCGTTCAGGCGAAGCAGTACTCCTCAGCCTATGATGCCGCTATGGAAAAGCGGAATCCAAGAACCGGTGCTCGTTCAGGGTGTTACTATTCCCGCTCTGTACGCTACTGTGCAAGAATCTATTATCCTCCGTACTACAATCAATACGCTCGCTCAGGAGATTTTTCGGCGCGGATATTATTGGGAGAAAGAGTTTCACCGAAAATGTACAGAATGCGAAGAAGAATATCAACATGACGTGCTTGAATGTGAGTTATGTGGTAGTGAAACTCAAGAGCCTGACGTTGACCAACTTCTGTACCCAAAGTGGTTATTCAAACAGCGTAACGAGCAAGACCAATCTTTCATTGACGTTATGAGAGAGGTTGAATGGGATTTGGATATTGTAGATGATGCCTTCCTCGTGCTTGAGAAAGAGTATTTTATTGACGAAAAATCAGGTGACGTTGAGTTTTATCGGGTGAAAAGTTTAGCGCGCTCCGACCCTACCTTCATGAGACTTGTCGCTGACAAGAGAGGTTCGCGTGGCGGGCGCTGGCTCATCTGTTTGAGAGCGGGATGCCGTGACAAAACCTACCCTCATACTGAAGAATACGAGTTTTGCGAGAAATGCAATCTACCTCTCCAAGATGTTCATTTCGTTAACAGCGCGGGCGCAGGTAAGACCCAATACTATATTGAAGGCGAGGTTATTCATATCTCTAAATACAATCCGTCCAAACTCTACGGACGCTCACCCGTTGCTACAATGTGGCGTCAGGCGATGACCCTTACCGCTATGGATAACTACATGTATCTCGCTTACTCAAAACGCCGAATCCCGCGCGGTATTCTTGCTATTACTACTGATAATATCCAATCTACCGCATCGTTTTGGAAAGGTGCCGAAGAAAAAATGGAGCGTGACCCTCACTATATTCCTAAAGTTGGTGTTGAGTCTGCGACAGGTCGCGGTAAAGTTGAGTTCGTGCGGTTTATGGATTCTCTAGATGAGATGCAGTATGCCCAAGTCCGCGATGAAATTAGAACACGAATCGCAGCCTTCTACGGTGTATCTAATATCTTCATGATGGATACGGGTAAAGGAGGTGGTTTGAACAACGAAGGTATGCAGATTCTTGTCACTAATCGCGCAGTAGAGTTCGGTCAGAAGATATACACGCGTGACTTGTTCCCACGTATAATGAATGAAATGGGTGTGACTGATTGGAAAGTTACGTTATACCCGAATGAGGAAGAGGACGATGTGACACGACTACGTCGTGATGAAATGGAAGTCAATGTCGCTCAGAGGATGATGCAACTCGGGTTCCAGCCTATACTCAAAGAAGATGCGGCGCGGGATATACGGTTCATATACAAGAAGCCTGAAGAACAGGCGGGAGCGGCTCCACCGGGTGCCCCTACTCCGGGTGGCGCTCCCCCAATGATGGGTGGCGGAATGCCACCGCCGATGCCTATGGGTGGAATGCCACCGGGCGGAATGCCTATGGGCGCTCGGCCACCGGGCGGAATGCCACCGGGCGGAATGCCACCGGGTAGGGCACCTATGGGTGGCGGAATGCCACCGGGCGGAATGCCTATTAGAATGGGTCAACCTATGGCCGGACTTGGCGAAGGTCAAGGACTACGAGATAGAGGACCCGCTCCTGTTGAAGAGAAGCAAGGACTTACAGGTCACCCCACTGGTGGTAAAACCAAACAACGGGGTAGTGAAAAGTCGGCAGTTGAGCGCGCTTTAGACGCGGTGGCCGAAGCACACGCAGGGGTGAATGGTAAGCAGAAAGAGAGCGGGTTCAAGCGATAGGTTGAATATGAAGACGTGTGTGGGGGATAGCAGATGGTGTCAGCAGAGATAGCAAAAATGGACCCAATGGTGCGAAAATTGGAATCGGATTTAGCCGGTTTCAAAAGCGCATTAGAACAAGAAGATTTGGTAGCAGCGCAACAATTATTGCGCAGTATCAATAGAACGAGTGACTATTTGTCGGAAGACGTTACGGAGATTTATAAATCCGAAGAACGCTCTAACGCTTCAGTCGGGCCGAATGATATGTTCGCCGGTGGTGTCCCTGTTCGTCAGTTTAACGAAACTGAACAGGTTATCAACGTGGCGAAACGCGACCAAGTCCTAAAAGGTACAATTCTGCCTGCGCGTGTTGGCGGAATTATGAAACCTCAATCTTCTGTTGGCAAGAGGCTTTGATATGAGAAGAGTGTCTGCGGGTGAAGGGTCTGCAATCCCTAATACTACTTTTACAGGTCAGCCTTTGAAAGTCAAGTCCGAGTCGTTTCAGATTCTAAAACAAGAAGAACACCCTTCTGAGGTCCAAGACCTGCATAAGGGATTGAGTATAGCGACTACCGCCGCTGAGGAACTCGGGCTTGATGATATGGCTGCTGAAATTGTACAAATGCAATCAGAAGTTGAAGAGCAGTTTCCGGGTTCGGAAGACGCTTATTACGGAAGAGGTAGCGAATCTGAATCCCCTCCTATGCCTACTGATGACGAGGAGGTGTTGAACCTTGAGTGAAAGTGATACTGTAATGAAATTAATGAGTGCTCTTATTACTAAGATGGAGAGTATGGATAATCAAATGACCGAGATGCAGCATGTTATGAGGCATCCCGATTCACTACTCAAGCGTGCTGGTTTTATTCGTATGAAATCGCCGTCCGTAAGCGATGTATGGGGCGACCCACTTCGTGGTGACCGTTCAAGTGTAATTGCTAAAGCGGGGGATGGTGAAGAGGTTGATGCTACAGAAATGCCGAAATCTAATGAAGAATGGTACGAAATGGATTGGTCCGATATTCACGCGTTGGCTGAAACAGCCGGCGCTCCGGCCGATAGAGGTGATTTTGTCACTACTCGGCGCTCAGTTGAGGTGAACGAATGAAACCGATTAAAGTGAATGCAGGCGAATGGAGCGAATATGAGGACCTTCTTGCTAAGGCTAAGGAGATGGAAGAGAAATTAGAGAAGGCTAACACCGAGACTGATAATAGCGAATTACGCGATGTCCGTGGTGTAGAAGAAGTTAGACCTGCCCACTATTGGACTAATCAGCAATTACCCGACCATCCTGAAACCGTTAACCGGTGCACTCCTGAAGCGGAGAGTTACCGGTTCCGTGAAGCGAACCCTCACTCTGACGACGGGGCATGGTCGGCACATATGACTGATGGCGGCGGGGACCGACCTGCCGGTATTACTAACGAAAAAACCCTATTTGGTAAAGCGGATATGTGCGCTTGCGGCGACTGTCCCGCTAAAGACTGCACTTGCTCTTCAGGTTGTGACGAGTGTAAATGTAATAGGGTAAAGAAATCTCAATTACTTGGCGCGTGGAAAGAGGACGACCCGTTTGTCTTACAAAATATCGCTGAACAGGCTGAATCTCTCACTCGTCGTCTATGAACGGGGGTGAGGGCATAAAGGAAGATGCAAGAGCATTTTGGAAACGCTCTCGTTTTGAGTTTGTCAAATCCTTGTATCATGACTGTAATGAGGACGACGCTTCTGAATTACTACTCGCAGCACTTGATGGTGATAGGCGAGGTACACCTGTAACTAAATCCGATTTAGTGCTTCTTGACCGCGCAGTAGCCATAATCAAAGAAGCAGGTGGGAGAGATAGAGCGTACCCGACAGAAGAAAGTGGGTATCAGCATCAACCCGGTGACGAGCCGAGTACTGTTCGCAGACAAGGCTGGGCACCACCAATTCCATCAGCATCACTCAAACCTCATGTAGGACGCAAGGGGTATGAAAAAGTGCTAGAGGTAGGGAGCACGAGTGACATCAATCGTGTTCTTGATTTAATGTCGTCAGGGCGACCTGAGACTCAGGCGGTTGAACATACTTCTGATAATGTCAGGCCGGATAAACACCCGGTGGAAGGACTTGGTCTGTTCGCTCAACGACACGCTGTTCTACCTTCAAGTCAAATGCAGGGAATCCTCAGACACCTGTACCGTGACGGCGGGGCGCAAGAGTTTGACGAAGGGCTTGACTCTCATGAAAATAAACATTCTAATCATCCTCACCATAGAGACACAGTGTTCGGGCGTCATACCGGTAATATCGGACTTGGTGCGCTACATCAACGCGAATCAGAACGTCTCGCTAATAGTTACGAGAAAGAGTTTGGAAAACCGATGGACGACCCGGAAGCGATGGTACATGCCGCGAAAACTCTTGAGTGGGAAGGGTACGATTTTAGACAGTTTCTAGATGAGGATGGTAATTTTCCTCAGTCCAACCAAGAATTATTAGATTTAGTACGGGATAAGGGATTAAAGCGTGACCCGGAGAAACAACTCGGGGTCATGGGTTGGCTCGGGGCGACTGAAATGATGTCACCTTCAATGCGCCGTAATACTATGAAATGGATAGCGGACGGACGCCCTTCTGAAGCGAAAGAGTATTTTGGTACGGAAGCGCGCGATATGGTTCCGTTCTTAAACAGGCAGATTGCCGTTCGCCTGTCTCGCTTAGTCAACAAGGCGAGAGCGGGTCCGACTTCTCATGGTAATATCGTGAACGCTCCCGAGCATAGTGGTAAAGTAGTTCAGGATATTGATAGCGCTGATTCAGGCCAAGCAATTCTAGACGCCTTGACTAATCTTCAAGTGCATAGCGGGACAGGTGAGTTCTCGCATCACGGAGCGGAAGAGGCAGGGACTCACTCTGCGTATGAAGAGATTTTGCGCCGCTCCGCCCACGAAGGTATGGATATTGGGTCGTTATTGATACCACATTTCGACGAAGAAGGTAATAGAGTAGATTATATCAACGAAGGGGACAAAGAGAAAGATTCGCATAGCCAGCAGAAGTATTTGTCGCCCGGTCATATCAATAATTATGTGGACAATGGGTGGCTTGATAATAGCGTTCGTCACAAAATGTTCTCAGAAGGAGTGGTTGGGCAGTACGAGAACGAAGTGAAAGGAAACCAAGCGATGCGCGATTATCTAAGTCCGCTCACTCATGGTACTGACACTTTTACCCACATGTTTGATTTGGGCGGAGGTGGTATGGGCCACCATGACGATTCGGTTAAGTATTGGTTGGATGAAATGTTCCCCGGTATCGTTACCCAGCCTCATTCTTCTTCTTACCATATCTCAATGCCTGATATTGATACTGAGGATAAAACTCAAGAAGAGCGATTTCAAGATTTTAGCGGTATGTTTGACGATTTTATCAGTGAAGAAGGTGAAATACCGCGCTTTGAGCGCGAGTTGAGAGAAGAGTCGCCCGGACCGTGGGGGATAATGGAACCGGAAGCGGGTATGAGTCACGCTCAATCAGTATGGCCTACCGCTAATCTTGATACCAATACTCCCGGTTTTCTCGCTCAACAGTCTGATGATAGAGCGAAACAACGATACGCTCGGGGTAGCCTGAGCGGGAACACTTATCGGTCGCGTTTCCCTAACCAAATGACGCGCGGTGCATTATTCGGGCAGTTCGCTCGCGGGCTTGATGAAGACGACGAATTACCTAACGCTTACCGAATACCTATATCGTCTCTTGCCAATAAAATAGCGAAAGATGATTTTGGCGCTGTCGGTCACGCTCCTCGTGTAGGTGCTGACAAAATGGGAGTACAGAATGACCGACAACGGGCTATTATGCTTACAGAAGCAGGGCTTAGAGGTGACGCGCCATTAGACCGGAAAGTGCCGACTCAAACACCCGCTTCGCCCACTCAAGATTATATGGGTAACCTGAACGTATATTCCCTGAACGACCCGTTTGGGAAACAGGCGAATCTCGCTCAGTTACAGAACTTGTACGATGGGGAGGTTGAGGGCCATGAACCATGGAATCCTGATTACCCTACGTTTGACCCGAGAGCGTTCTATATCCAAGGTGATGAAGGTAGATTGACCGATACTAGCAGAGACGAAGTAGGTCAGTTCTTGAATACTCGTGCGAGCGAGAGATTCGGTAATTTCACTCAAGGTCAACTTTGGGGAGACGAAACGAACCCGAGAGGGCAAGTCAAAGTACACGGTGTAACAGGTAGTAAAGAGCCAGCAGATACTGCTAATTTAGACCCGAGTCTTTTTCATTCTATAAATCTTGATGACGGGCAAAAGGTATTCGCGTCATACGAAAATCCTGCCGACCTTGCTCGGTATTATCTTGAAACGTTACAGGAACGGTATGATGCTTTGGGTAAAAATCCTGATTTGAAAGACAAGCGGCAGGGTATAGAATCTGCTATGGAGAGGCAACAGGAAATAGTAGACGATTTAGATAAAGAGTATTATCCGTTATCGGTTCTAGAAAAGAGCAATGAACATAATCGTAGGATGGTAGAAGACGCCAAGCATCTGAATAATACTCACGGTGCTATCGCTCAACTTCTACCACCACTCAAAGAGTTTGTAGAAAAACGTAACCCCGATGTATTCAAACCGGAGATTGACGAAGACGGTATGGAGAATTGGAACAGGGCCAATGTCGCTTACATGAAGTTGTGTGAAATCGCAGAACGTTACATTCTCAATCATCAGACTCCTGAACAGAACGCCAAGTTCGGACTGAAAGATGGCATTATGAGCGTTGAACCGTTACCTGTCATGGGTCAACCGCGCGCTAATCATGACCAAGATTTACACGACCGAATCGCAGATTACGTGTCAAAGGGTAACAAAAGCATGATGAGTTTATTTCACGAGTTCCTCAACGATAGTTCACCTGTGTTTAGTCCCGGGTCTATACCGGTCCCTACACCAGAGGGTGTAGAGAAACCACCTGACCCTCGCGAGATTGCGCGCGGAGTCCTACATCACGCTGTCGGGCGACTGAAAGCGCAGAAATCTAACCCTAATCTTGCGGCAGAAGAACATGGGGTGAGAGGAGCAAAGGTTGGTGCTAAAAAGTCTCGTAGTGCTGAAAATTGGATGAAATATGTAGCAAAGGAGACCGATAGCATGAATCACCAAGATATAGCAAAAGAGATTCGTGATAATCCTAATAACATATTTGATTCTCTGTTTGATAGACACCCTATCAGGCAACCTGAACTTAAAGAAGGGCAGACTATAGTAAAAGAACCTCGTATAAATGGAGTATCGCGAGTATACAAGCATAACGCTGCTGATGAAACAGCAGCACTGAACAGCGTATGGCGCGATTTCAATAACACCTTGCATAAGACAGGGTTTAGATTCGGTGAAACTCCTAAGAGACTGAAAACAGGACAAGGGGGTATAGGCGGTGGGGCGCAACGCGCTATGAGGCAAACTAGAAAAAAGGGTATTCTAAAAGACAAAAATAAGATTTTTAGGAAACTTTTGACACCTATTGCTGAGAGTCAAAAGCAGATAGTATCGCAACAGCAACTACCTCTACAACGCTCAAACGCCGGTACTCAAACTGTTCAGCCCGCCTATACATCACCTGCCATGACTCGGCATCATGGTCACGCAATACGCGCTCCGTTTGATATTACCTTTGACCACGCTACAGGCCAACCTCAGTTCTTAGATTTGAATGATTTGAGTCACGCTGTCACTCAAGATGCGCTCGCTCCACCACTGTCTCTCATCCGTGATACCGTAGAGCCGAACATTGAACCGATGCATACTATCGGGCCGGCGGCTATACAGTCTATGACCCGGTATATTGACAGCGCTGGCTCTCATGCTAAGTCATGGGCGTTACCGCATCACGCTAAACATACTGCAAAACGTGATAAGTTAAGGGATAGTGACTTATTCCAAATGGGCGAACCGTTACAATGGCTAACCAATCTCAATCTTCTGTACAAGGAAGATGATGATAGAGAGAAGGGTGAAACTCCCGCAATTAAAGCCGCTCACAGAATCTTTGATTTAGGAGATTTGGAGAACCTGCGCGGGTTCAGTGGTAGTTGGGTTGTCAGCGTATGGCCCGAAGGAGAGCGAGTTCTTATAGAGAAAAAGGACGGGAAAAGTAAGACCAAGAACGATGTCGCCGTGAGCGCGGAAGCGCTAGACGACCTCAAGAAGGTGAACGAAAAGGATTTCGTGATAGATTGCGTTTGGGACGGGACCGCTCTTTGGGTAATGGATTTGCTTAAAATCGCTACCGAGGACGTGGTAGAGGAACCGCTGAAACACAGAATGAGAGTACTGCGCGGTACATTTGAGTCTACTGAGCACGTGCATACGCCTCAGCCTGTGAACACTCGTGCTACTGACGATGAAGGATTAGAAGCAGCGATTGGGGAACTTGAGGGTGATAGAATCATGCTACGAGACGCTGAGTCTACCTATATGGAAGGCGAGACACGGCATCCAAAATGGGTATTAATGGATAATGAGAAGCGCGTTAGCGTCATAGTTCTTGGGATTAAGGGTGGTGATTACCGAATTGGCATAGGTCCGATTACTGATGAGGCTGCTGATTCACTCGGTAACCGCTCAGATACTCACAATAAGCGCAAATATATGGAAGTAGGAACGGCCACCGATGGTAGTAAGAGCGACCATAATTGGGAAGTTGGTGATTTTGTAGTAGTTACTGTCGGTAGCGCTACTAAAAACGAGCGTGACGGAGCGGAAGTATATTCACTGAACGGGGCTAAAATCATAGGTCCGGCAGAATCACAGGCGACCGACAGTTCGGAATCAGTAGAATTGCTGACAAAATCAGGTGTACCTGCCATACCGCACCGCGTGGTGGTGGAAGGTGATACAATCACCGTCAGCCTACCATGGAGTGATGACGAAGTATTGTACAAAACTACTGAACAAGGCGAGGCGTGGAGATTGGCGGCAGGACAGTCTTCACAAGATATTGCACATTCGGTCAGAATATCCAATACTCTCAAGCCGTGCTGGTCGCCTGTTGCAGTTTTAATGCTGAAAGAGAAAGTAGCAGCAGATTATGACCCGCGCCCGTACCTGCACGAGAAAAAGAAGAAGGCGGAAGTGGAGCCCGACCCACGACCTGAAGATAAGAAACCGAAGAAAGTTGACGAAAATCAACTACTGAAAGACCCTGTGGTACTCAAAGCGTTACTTATTCTAGAAGAAATGCTTACTAAAGAGAAAATGACGTGGACCGGACCGAAGGGATTAGCGATAGGGTTAGGCACAGAGGATGCCGCTCCGCGCGGGCCGACTGAATTAGAAAAACCTGAAACGCTCCCTGATTTCTCACCCGGTGAGGATGAGCGCTCCAAAGAGAAAACCCCGAAAACCGGCAATAAAAGCGCGATTACTACCGAAGAAGGGGAGAAAGCAACGCTTCGCGTGAACGATGACGAAGCAGTGTTAGAATTACGAGCGGATTAAATACTATTACAAGCGTGAGCAGAGGCAGTGAGCGCAAGTGCAGTCATGGCAACCACGCAATCTCCGCTCCTCCTCAAGGGGATTGGAGACGACCTTATTATCGCAGGGTACGCCAGCGTTGAACTCGTTGACAAACAGGGCGACCTTATCACCAACGGAGCGCTCGGTAAAGCATTCAACGGGTTCATGGACAACCAAAAATGCAGGAATGTCCAACTCGCTCACTCTAATATCCAAGTCGGGGAGGTTATCCCCGAGTACACAGATTCTTCCGGTCGCTTGTGGAAGTCCGAAGTTGATGACAGCGGAATGTTTGTCGTCATCCAACTCCGGTCCGACATTGAAAAAGCGCGCGAAGTCGCAGCCGAGATACGAAAGGGTAATCTTAAGTCCTTCAGTATCGGAGGCCAAGCGTTTGAGCGAGTGAATAAAAGTGACAGGGAGAGAGGAAGTTACCGGGAAATAAGCCGAATGGAGTTACATGAAGTGACAATCTGTGAAAAAGGAATAAACCCGGAAGCCCAATTTAGAATACTAAAACAGGAGACAGAAAATATGACAGAAACAGAAGTTGCAGCACAACTGCACGATGTATTAGAGCGTTTGTCTAAGAAGTTGGATGGTGAGGATATGACAGCGAAAGGTGAACTACCACCCGCGCTCGCAGAAGCCTCAGAATCCAAGTCAAAAGACAAAGAGAGTAAGGATGAGAAGAAAGACGATAAAAAGTCCGATGACGATTCCTCAGACGACGAGATGGAGAAAGGTTTTGATGACGTCATCACAACTGATTACCTAAATTGGATGGAGAATACCCTAAAATCGGCAGGAGTAGATACTTCTGCTGCACGCGCGCACTTTGACGGTGTGGCGAAAGGGTACGGCCCCGGGGAGTCAGGATTTGACCACCGTGGACAAGGTTCAATTGAAGGTGCAGGTGAAGAAGACTCAAAGAAACGTCCAAAAATGGATATGGGCAGTGGTGGAGTGAGCAACAAGTTCGCTATCCGCGCAAGCGCAGACCCAGCACCTACCGGTAACAAATACGTTATCAAGGAAAATACCTCAGCGGCAGAACTTGAGAAGGCTTACGAAGTCTACAAGCAAGCACGCTCAGAACAAGAGTTCAAGGGTGAACTTGGTGAACAATTCAGCGCTCGCTACGAGCAAGAACTAGTTGCTAAGTCTAACGAAGAAGAGCGACAGTCCTTTGACAGTCGTGAACCACTTGAGCAGATTCAGAAAGCGGTTGCCGCTCTTAATGAGCGTATTAGCAACCTATCATCAGACTCCGGTGAAACCATCACAAAGAGCGCGACTCAAAAACTGGCTCGCGTACCATCCAGCGTTGAACTCGCTGAGATGAGTTGGGATGACGTGCACCGATTAGCAAACAAAGCAATACAAGGAGAGTGAAATTAATGGCAAGAGATTACGTACGAACAATACAGGATATGGAGCGCTACTACTACGGTGGTAACGCTCTGACCGGATACACATACAGTAGTGGTGATATACTCAAAGCAGATGCACCGCTATTGAGTACCACAGCAGGTACTTACCAAGCAATCTATGGCCGCAAAGTGTGGTCACAACTTAACCAAGAGTTCAATGCTTTTAGCATTCTACCTAAGAAGCCATGGGAAAAGAGCGGTTGGAGAATCATCACCGCTAAGCCTTCGTTCGCTAAGGGCGGTGGTGTTGCAGAAAATGCTGCACTTCCTGAGACTACAAAACCCGATTTCCTACACGTGGCAGCAAAGCCAAAGAGCATCGCTCATACCTTTGACTTGTCAGAAGTGGCTATGTTCTTGTCCGATAAGGACGATGGAATGGGCGATGTGCGCCAAGTCCTCAAAGAGGAAATGGGTAAGCACCACGCAGACCACATTAACAGAATGTTAACCGGCGATGTTGATACCCCGGCAGGCAACGACTTTGAGTCGCTTGACCGTGTTACCTCAGACCCTGACAACATGACAGCAGCAACTACTCACGTGAGCGCTAACACTGACCACGATATGTACAGCATTACTCGTGACGGTACTGCGGATTTCCACAGTGCAGAAGTTAGCGTTGATGCAACAAGCACCAACCGCGCTCTAAGTCTAGATTTCCTTGATGCGTTGTTCCAACAAGTTTGGACTCGTGGTGGTAATCCGAAAGTCTTGCTAACTGGCTATGATACACTGATGAATGTTCAGCAGTTACTACAAAGTCAACAGCGATTCATGGAAACCAAGAGAGTTACTCCATCATACAACGGTGTGAAAGGTGTACCGGGTATTGAGGCTGGATTTATTGTCAGCACATACAACGGTGTCCCAATCATCCCAAGCAAAGACGTAGTGACAGATGGTAGCAGTCGTATCTATTACCTTGATACTGACTACTTGTGGTTCCAAACAGCGATTCCAACCCAATACTTTGAGAGTGGAATTGAAACCGGTGACCCGTTCGCAATTAACAGACTTGGTCAAGAAGGACTTTACCGAACAATGGGTGAACTATGGTGTTCTTTCTTCGGCTCACAAGGGAGCATTCGTGACCTAAGTTGAGGTTGGAGATATTAGGAGTTGATTAAAAATGTCAGGAACAATAACAGTAACAGCAAGCAGCGGAACAGCAGCCGTCGGATTCCAGTGGGAACTAGGAATGGGCGGTGTAGCAGACGATGGGACAACATGGCTCGGCGGTGGGTCTTCCTACCCCGGTAGCCTGACCCCTTTCAGCGCTCGTCAGACTGACGGGACAAACGATTACATCGGTGGAACAAAAATGCTCACAGTACAGTGGGCAGGTGCCGCAGATGCAGACACACTAACCCTAAGCGGTGAAGTAGGCACAATTCACAGTGTAAGTCAAGGTGGATGGACCGAAGATGCAGGTGGTACAGCAATTGCTGTCAGCAACAGTGTATCAGGTCTTGTGATTACCCTCGTAGAGGCGGCACTAGGTGTAGTATCAGGTGAGTTCACAATTATCTGCTCGTGAGGTGGGATTGAATGCCTACCGTAACCTACCGTGGTCGTTGGCCGACTAAGCGTACGCCTTTTGGAGAATACCTACGCGGTATCCCCCAAGAGGTAACGCAAGATTGGCTGAACGATAACCGACAGCGTGTTGTCAAAGATAGCAATTTTGTTATCACCGATGATACAGAGTCGCCTGTGCCTCCCGTAGAAGGAGAGGTGCCTGACGATGGGTGGACACGACAACAGATTTACGAGTGGCTAACTCTGCACGATATTCGTGCGCGCGCCGGTCTCACAAAGAAGCAATTGTTCGGACTCGTGGGAGAGACTTTAGGTCTTGAAAGCGAAGAACCGACCGAAGAGCCTATGAACGAGAGCGTTGTGCCCCAAGTAGAGTTAGACTCTAGTGAACAACCAATAGAAATAGAGGTGAATGAATAATGGCGATGACAGCAGACGAAAGAACAAGCACAATGGGTAACTTCCATGTAGTAACAGGCACTTATACAGCAGGTGGTGGCACTCTTGACCTTAGTGGTCAGTTTTCCGCTATCTTGTCGTTTATTGCGACCGCTGACGGAGCGGTCCCAAGCGCAGCGAACGCTCCCCGAGTAAGTAACAACACACTTACTGTAGGGGTTACGAGCGCAGCCGGTGGTCAAACTGGAACATGGATAGCCATTGGCAGGCGATAAGCGGGGTGAGACCCCGTGGTTAACGCTTCCCAAGTATTTCAATTCGCTCCAAGCGATTCAGCGAGTACTATACAGACCGCGCTCGACGCGTATATGGCCGGTAAAACGGTTATCAACGTCACGCATAATAACGTCCGCGGCATGCAGGTTTATACGGTATTTACATCATGAGGTGTTAAATGTCGCATTACACGGTACAAGACCTTGAACGCATGGAGCAGCAAGGATGGCGAAAAGCGGAATCAGTAGGCGCGGGCAGCGTCAGTGATTCAGAAGACCCCCTGAAAGGCGTTATCCAAAAACAGCAGACCCGTACACGCAACTTACGTGATATTGTAGATATAGGGAGCGGTACACGGTGCGCTCACTGTGGTATGCTACACTTCTGTTGGCTTGAGCGCTGTGGAGCGTGCAATAAACCGATGGATTATAATTTAGGTACAGTGAGGGATGCTCAATGAACGAAGGGTGGGAAACCTGCACGGCACCGGGTTGTAATTCAGCATGCGCTCCTAACGAGAAGTTTTGTGCTGTGCATCGTGAAGCGTTCAATCGTTCTTATCCGTTGGAGAAAGCGTGGTTATTTCTTAAGCAAGCGTATAGGGGTAATGAAGAAGACAAGAGTAGAGCCGATGAGCAGGCTTCTATGTGGCGTAAACTGCAACAAGAGCAAGGGCGACAAAGACAGCAGAGTCGGATGGAAGGGCCTGTATGCGATTTATGTCGTGTGAATCCTGCTATAGACGAATGGCACGGTGATAATATCTGTGAAGAATGTCATACCGCTATGCTTAATCAGATGCGAGCGGCCCACGGATTACCGCCGGGGGAAAGCCAATGAACCCAATAGATATTGCATGGTATTTCCTTAAAGCGTGGCCGGACCCACCCGAAGAGGGTGAGAAAGAGCGATTTCCTATGAGCCACCTACCTCTTACGCATTCTGCGCGTAAGCGCCATAGGAATCAAGCAGCGCGTACCAGTGGGATAGAAGGCTTGGAAGGCACGATGCCGCCGGAGTTCAGTAGTGATATAGACGAGCAAAATAAGATAGCAGACGACCTTCATGATGCGGAACAAAAACGGCGTGATGCGAAGGCTCGCCTCGGCGGAATGCCGGAGGGTGCAGAATGGGATGAATTGCATGAGGAAACAAAGGACGCGATGGACCCTGTCTATGAAGGTGGAGCGTCCGACCACTACGAGCGTGTGCCTACCGACAAGAGAGAGATGAGGCCGGAATTAGAACCATTTGAACGCGATGAAGCACTCGCGGGCGAAGGCGCTGAAATGCCCGACCCGCACGAATTAGAACCGGAGATGCGAGGCGATTCGGTGAAAGTTCGGCGCCGAAACAGGCGATTCGGTCGCGAGTGGGGCGCTCAACCGTTTTTGGACATGTTTTCGCGAGTGGGAGTGGACCTAAATAGGCCCGAAGTACCGCACGGGTACGAAGAAGAAGAAGAGCCGGAACCCAGCCTTGAGTCAGCATGGAGAGAAATTACCGGTAGCGGAGGCACTGTCGCAGACGAATTAGAAGAACATCTAAGACCGGCCGAAGAAAAAGAGCAGCAGGCCCAAGAGGAAGAATCACAGTTGAATGAAATGGCGAGACAAATGGGTGAAGAAGCGGGAGATTATTTCACAGAAGGCGCAGAAAGGAGTGAACCGAATACCTACGCTAATATGTCTACCGATGAACTCAGAAATGTGTATATCCCGATGGCGCAACAATATGACAGTATGTCAGACGAAGAACGGGAAGCGGACCCTGATTTTATGGAAAAACTTGAGGGGGTACGACAAGCACTGCGAAGCGCGGAATGGAATGAAGGACAAAATAAACCGCCTATTACCCAATCTACAAGAGCGAGACCCACTCGCAGTGGCAGGCGCGGTGGTGTTAGAGTACAACCACGAAGAGGGCCACCACGAAGAGGTGAATGATAAATGCCCGTAGTGTTTCAGCCCGGTGAGCGGCCCCCTCAGCCTATTGACCCTGACGCCACAGTGTATACTTCACCGCAAAAAGTAGCGGATTTTCTCCAAGTTCAGTTTCCTGACCCTGATTTATTGAGCGCCGACGCCCCCGCTGCTCAAACTTACGTGGAAATTAGCCCGATTGATTTCAGGCAAACGGGTTACGAAGCGGGTGACGAGATTGAGATTCTCGGTGACGCGTCTTTAGCAGAATCGGCATTCATTGGTAGCGTGGTTCTAAGCGCTGGTAATGTTAGGTTCAATTTAGTGGATTCGGCAGTAGGCGTAGTAGGAGTAGATGACTACTCGCTTACCGGTACACACAATACAGCGGATAACGCTACTCTGCAAAACCTCCAATCGTTCACCAACGGTAAGCGGCGCGGAGTGACTAAGGCTGCTGTTCAGCACCTAATCCGGCGCGCTCAGGACAAAATTGACAACCTGTGCAACAATGCGTGGCGGCCTATGTTACAAACTGCCGAGTTCAAGAACTTTGATACTTACAAACCGTACAGGCGCAGGTACTATACCGATTATGTGGGGACTACACCGCTTTTGTACAGAAATGTTCAGCAAGTAGTTCGGCTTGAGATTTGGCAAGGGCAAGAATATAGAGAACTTGGAGCGGCGGAATGTAGGCTTCAAATTATAGACAACAGTGTTCTCGGAGCGAACGACTACGTTTACCTGTGTCCCGGTGATGGAGGCGTAGCGTCACTCCAAGTAGGGACAAGCGCTGGACAATGGCGAGCGGATTTTGACAACGAATCAAGCATCTCCAATCTTTCGGATTTGATTAACAAAGATGCGCGCAGGAACAAGTCAGGCGTGGCATTCTCCCCTTCATTTACTCTTGAAACTGATGCGGTGGCCGGTGGTCTGCAAACTGCTAACGTGCATCACGAGTTCCTTTCATCAGCCAATGCAGACTACGGTGGCGGGAAAATGAAATTGACGTCAATGAGGCGCGGTGATGGCGGAGAGAACGCTACAATTGCTACTACTAACGAAAATGGTATCACCGTCAGCGGACTGACTACGCTCGCTACTACCGCTACCGGAGCGGTTGCCGGCGGGTCGCTTACTCTAACTGACGCTTCTTCATTCGCTAATTTCGGTATCATGTATACAGGCACCGGTGCTGCAATCACAGCGGCTCAGTATACAGGCAAGAGTGGTAATACCCTTACAGGCGTGACCGATTTGGTACCCGCAGGGTTCAGCGCTGCGATGGCTAACGATGTGGCTGTCGGTCAGCACAAGTTCCTCATTGATTATGTCGGGACTACTACCGGGGACGAAGCGCGATTGCGCGATTGGTGGTGCGATTACGAGTTAGGTGTCATTTATTTCAACAACTCTTACCCCTATTTCCAATGGAATGCGATAAAGGTGTCTTACGTGTACGGCGAGCGGTACGTGGAGAAAGCGATTGAAGATATTTGTACGAAACTCGTCGCTATGGATTTACTGATTTCGGACGACCGGAGCGTGTTGTTCCCTGAAGGAACGCAGAACATTGATTTGGGTAGCAAATATCAACTTCTTAAGCAACAGGTGGCCGAGACGCTACCGCGCTATGTAGAAATAGTAACACCATGGGAGTGATGAATATGACTACTGATTGGAAAGAAGTTGTTCTACAAGCGCGTGAGGCCGAATTGGGTGTCACAGGCGAAGGAATCATCGTTCTCAATGCTTGCGCTACACAATTTGGCTACACTGCCAACAATCTTGGTGTCATTGACCCCGAAACTGACAAGGTCATTACTGACCCATCCATACTCGCACCTATCTATCAGCGAGGTCGTATGCAAATGCGTGTTACAAGTCAAACAGGCAAAGAATTGTTGGAGAAGGTTTGACATGACTGCTATAGAACGGGCATGGTCGGTGCTGAAAGGCGACCCGAATATGATGGAACCTGCGGCTACACTATCTGCGGAGGGCAACGAAGACACGATGAGAGACGCTATGCAACAACCAAAGGATTATCTTTCCAGTTACGGCCAACCTGCGCAATTCAAGAATGTGATGGGTGGGGGTGACCCTGACCCCCAACAATTCCCTGAAGCGGGCAAGTTTGGGTCAATAGACCGCGACATGGTTGCTCAACGGCGACGAGACGCTATGCTAACAAAACCGGGATATTCACAGTATGACCACCGCATGAACATGAAACCGCGTGAGAAAGTGGAACGTGAAGGTGGGTTCTTCACAGATGATAGCAAGGGCAGCGAATGGACAGCAGCCAACAGGCAACCTGCGCAAAATTATATGGGCGGGCGTTCGTCGAATGAGATTGATATTGGTGATGGTCAAACAGGTTATTTCAATATCGCGCACCCGAGTGGGCATCGCAGCACGGCTGAAGTGGGTCATGACCAAAAAACCATTCATCCTCAAGCAGCGAGCATGGCTGCGCGAGCAGGTGCAGGTGGCCCCACTCGTTGGGTCCAAAGAATGAGTGCCGAAAACGAGTATTTACCGCCAGCCGATAAGGACATGCCTGAATCTCACACTATTTCAGATAAGGATTATGATGAATGGAGTGGGGTCTTGAACAATAAGGGGATTGATGAACGATTTCATGGATTGGCAGAAGAAGCATTACGCAATCTCCATCAAGAAGGCACTGTTTATCGTTCCGCAGAAGAGAAGCAGCAGGCTATAGACAATGCACTTGGGCGCTTTCAGACGTGGAATACGGACTATGACAGAACGCAAAATTGGAAGGATTTGGCCGCGCAGAAGTGGGGTGGATTCAAGCAAGGGGCGCGTGATTTGTGGGACAATGTGTCAGGCACTACGCGCATTCATCGAGACGATTTCCCCCCTCAACAAGAAGTCCAAGAAGAGCGCGCGTTTGACCAGCCTTACGATTGGGACACTAAATTGGCCGGTGAGCCAATGGACATTGCGTGGATGGTGTTGAAAGAAGATATGCAACGCAAGTTTGAAGCACTGCGCACTTTAGCGCAACAACAAGGGGGCGCAAGAAATGAGTAAACCGCTAAACTATGCTTGGGATTTGCTAAAGGCAAAAGATTGTCCTAAGTGTAAAGATGGTAAGTTAGACAAGGCTGGTATGTGCAAAATGGGCTGTGCGTGATTATGGCGACAGAATCCGTTGAACTAATCCGCGGTATCCTTGACGATAACTGGAACAGGGCAAACACAGACCAAGTTAAGCCTGTCATAACCGACATCACTACCTTAGATGCAGGGCGCGGTAAAAGGTTCAACCTAAACCGCAACGATGGCGTGTTCCTGTACGAGACCGCGCACAACGAGGAACAACCCGAAGTGTTCTACGACTTCGTGCACACGCGAATCAATGTCACGGTAGACGTGCGTACCGTGCGCGGTCGTGACAGGATGATGAAGATGGAAGATGAAGTTCGCAGAATCGTGCATTCTAAGCGGAAAGGTGACGGAGCGAACTTCGACAGACTGTTGTATAAAACGCGTACTGATTTGTCAGATAGGAGCAAACAATTGCACAGATTCACGTTTCAAATCGAAATAGTCATATTCAGTGAACTTATCGCATAGAGGGAGAGAGCATGCCATCAACAGTATACAAAGGTGATTTATCAGAGGTAACTTTCGGTCACGAAAGCGGAATTGTGTTAACACACGGTCATTTTACAGGCGGTCTTGGTTGGGGTCATACTACGTCAGGAAGCGTGTCTACTATCACGTTCACAGGAGCGACTGCCGGACTCTTTAGCGCCGGTCAGACTCTTGAGTATCCTGTGGGAATGCTTGTAGGTTGTATGCTGCGCGTGCTGAGTGCTGATGGTAACAATTACGAGCCTGACGATTACACTAAAACAGGTCGCCTGTATACGATTGTAGCGAACGAAGATGCGACTATTCAGGTCACCCCTGCCCTCGCAGGTACAACAGGAAGCGCTGCTGGTGATTCTCTCGTCATTGACGCTCTCGCTTGTCCTGCCCCTGATGCTAGCGGTACTACTTACAACTCAAATGCTGCAACAAGCGATGAAAGCGTGCTCACCGACCAATTTGTCGGTTTGGCGGCTTCTATCACGCTACCGGAGACTAAAGTTGAACTACTCCGTAGCCATGTTGTAGGTGTAGGACGAGACGTAGTGGTACAGGTCCCTCAAAGGTTTTCCAATGAAGGAGGTTCGCTTGAGACTATGATGCACAGCGCGCGGTGGTTATACTACGCGCTTGGTAATGAGGCTACTACTGATATGACAGCATTCACCGGGGCGACGACTCTAACTGCTACCGCTAAGACTATCGCTATGGGTGACAATTATATTGAATCCAATACTACTGTAAACAGTTTCGGAGCACTAGCGGTCGGCGATTATGTTCAAGTAGTTGATACTGACACTGCTCTAATCCCTACCGATAGACAAGACCCAGCGGCGGGTACTACTTGGACAGGCTCAGAGACAGCATTCAGCCTCACCGAGACTAACGAAGTTCGCCGTGTTATTGCTATTGATACGACAGTAGCGGCTGATAGCAGGATATACGTAGATGACCCGTTCAATTTTGACCATGATACAGGCAAGGTCCTGATTCATTTAGAGTTCGCTAATGCTGCGGGTAACGGTTCGCCTGACTTTGTTACAACTGATGCTGCTTTTGGTAACATAACCAATCGCGTGTCACGCATGCTGTTCTCAGGCTGGCATACACCATCGTTCTCACTTGAGGCTTCTATGCGTACTCGTGATGTAGGGTCGTACAGCGGCGAGCAGACCGCGAACGTGCCCGGCGGAGCGAACGACAGTAAGCAACTGACGCGCGTTTGGAAAGGATGCAAGGTCAAGGATTGGTCGCTCACTGCTGACGCTGACGCTGAGGCAAAAATGACTATCAATTTTGATGCACTTCACTGTTACACCGACACAGGCCGGCTGGAAACTGACGGAACTCCGGGAGACCGTTATACCGCTCATCGTATGTTTGAGAATACAGGTAGCGGGCTGAAAGAACGCAAGGAAGCAGGTATCGCTCCTAATACTGAAAAACCGTTCATGTTCTATAACGGGTCAATTACTGCGTTCGGGCAAACTATGGCCCAAGTTACTAACTTCAATCTAACAGGGAATAATAATACTACTACTCACTACACAGTGCGCGGTAACGATTTAGCCGAGAGCAGGGTAGCGAGTGGGCTACATGAAGGCAAATCTAAGGAGCAAGTACCCTTTGGTGGTAGCCGTAATGCTGCCTTAATAGTTGAAGGTAAAGTAGAATACGAGTTATCAATGGGAATTATCGTGTCTGACCCGCTACTATGGCACGAGTTCCGCACTAACCGTGAACACGATTACAACGAACCTATTACACTCACTCTAACTAAAGCAGGAGCAGGCGCTAACCGTGAACAAATAATAGTTATCATTGATGATTATATTATCACCGAAGCGCCGCTACCAATTCCCGAAGACAAAGGGGTAGTCAAGAGTGAACTGAAAATCATGCCGAAGCACGTGAAAGTGGTAGCGCACGATACTCTATTCCATTGCTAAGGTGAACGAAATGGGCCGATTCAGATACAATCTAAGCGACCATAAGACACGCAAGGCTCACGTAGCCGCTGTGCGCGAACAGTTCGCAGAACAAATTGCTGCAAAAAGGGCGTTAGACGAGACGTTTGACCCTGAAGCGGCTAAAATAACAGACGACCCGTTCCCTGAAGAGATAAAATCCGATTCCACCGAAGCCCCTGTTTCTGCTGATGCAGAAATGGCTGCTGAAGAGGAAACGCCGATGCCCGTGAGGAAATGCAGCGTGTGCCGAGAACCCGGTCACACGAAGCGCGATTGCCCCACGCTCGCGGCAAAATCACCCGAGGAGGGTACAGTAAGTGAGTCAAACACAGGAGACGCAGAACAGTAATTATACAGTGGTCAGTGATATAAACAGCCTAATGGCGGCACGTGCGCCTAAAGAGCACGTTATACACGTTGACCCGGAGAACGAAAGTAGTATTATCAAGGTGTGGGTGAAAGACCTCACGTTCTTGAAAATGCAAGAAGCGGTCAAATCGTTCGTCAGCATATCAGCAGACGGCGGCGTAGACCTTGACCTTGCAGGGTACTGGAAATACATGATAACCGAGTGCGTGGAGCGCACGGAACCTCAAATGAGCAAAGGGCAACTTATGGGCCTGAACGCTCATGTAGGGCAGCAACTGACAGCCCTGCTCCCTCAGCCACAGGACTTGGTGGCCGGCCCTTTGTAAAGTGGCCTGAAAAGGCCGAGTCCGTATACCGTTCCATGAAGAACCCGCGAGATAATGTTAGTGCAGAGCATATCATAGATGGTATGGTCTATCTTGTAGCACGCCATTTCAAAATCAGTATGGCTGAAGCGCGCTCTATGAGCGAAGACGATTTTTCTACATCGTTCGCGTGGGCGAGTGCCGCTCAGCGCATGGAAGCGGAAGAAATGGAGAAAACGACCGGAGAGATGAAACAGAAGCAACGTGTCGGTAAGACAGACACGGGGCAACCGTTCCCGGGTAGCACGCTGAGGTGAAGAAAATGGCTGACAATGCAGGCGGAGCGGCAGGCCCGGGTGGTCTAACTCAGCAGCAAGTCACTCGTATCTATGAGATGCAGCAGGGTTTTGAGACGATGGCGGCGTCTGTCGGTATTGTAGAGAGGAATATGGCTAAGATGAAGGGTGCCATACTCGGTCAACCCATCGTTAAGTTCGGCGCGCAAATCAAAGCGATGGGCGGACAAATGCTCAGGACTAACAAGGGTATATCCGAGTGGCGAAATCTTACTAAAGAACAGAAAAAAGAAATGAAAGGTAATATGACTATCATTCAAAAATTGGTAATCCCGATGATGGCCTACACTAAAATTGGTGGGCAGATGAACAAGATAGTACAAGCGAGTAACACAGGACTCGGGCGACTCACAGCGCGCTTCTTCGGACTGTTCAGTATCTTGTTCCTCATGGTGTTCGCGTTCACTGCGATTTCTCTAGCGATTGATGGGGCTAATAGTCCGATAGCGAAAATGGCGGAAGATACACCGGTGTTATCTAACGCGATTAATGGGCTAATTTTAGTTCTGCATGGTGAAGATGGGCAGGGTGGTCTGAAAGGAGCGATGGATATTGTCATAGCGAGCGTGTTCGTGTTCGCGGCAGTATGGATAGTATTCGGTACGACTGTTGCCGCTATCACCGCCGGGGCGTTCCTCGTAATCGGTACTTTCAAGTTAGTGAAAAAGGCTACCGGTGATACCAAAATAGCGTTGCTTGCAGCGGCCGCTACTTTTACTTTAGTGGTGGGAGCGCTCATCGCATTCTTCACAAGCGCAGGTATAATGGCAGTAGCCGCTGTTACTTTACCCATCGCTCTAATTCTTGGAGCGGGTGCCATATTTTGGGCTGTCATCACAGGCAAGGCCCCGAAATGGTTAGCATGGGTGGGAATATTCATGTTGTCGTTAGCGGCTATCATTATTGGTTTCACGATTGCCGCTCCAATACTTATCGTAGCGGCGGCAATCGGTCTCGCCGTATCACTTATTGCTCTTATCATTGTGCATAGAGAAAAAATCTATAACAAAATTAAAGCGTTTGTGGCTTGGGCCAAAACGTTTTGGAAGGAGAATAAATCTAAAATTATTACAGTCGGTAAATGGTTGGTAGCGTTCCCTATAATGCTCGGTCTACTTATCGGTAAGAAAATCAAAGAGTTCCTCGTGAAAAACAAGACTCAAATCCGTACAGGATTTATGGGCATAATCGCTATGGTATTAGACAGAGCGAAATCGTTTGGCACCAAGATTGCTAAAGGTATCGCTTGGGTCACAGGTATACCCGGTAGGATGAAAGACGCTCTGCTAGCCAAAGCAGTAGAACTGTATAATGCTCTCGCAGGTGTTCTGTCGTTCACCATACCCGCTCTAACTATCGCTGGATACGAAGTGTTCGGGGATACACCTGTAAACTTGTTACCGCAAATCCCTGCGCTCGCTGAAGGTGGAATAGTCACAGGCCCCACTCTCGCCTTGATTGGTGAAGCAGGGCCGGAAGCGGTTATCCCGCTAAGTAAGGGTGGCGGTAACGGTATGGGTAGCACTTTCAATATCAGTATCAATGTAGGCGGAGTGACAGACAGAACAGATAAACGCGAACTCGCCATGCAGATTTCTAACGAGATTCAGAAAGAGATGCGGCGATGGGGTCGTGGTACTACAATGAGGTCGGTCTGATATGGGTACTAGCACGAGTGGTGGAATACCGATACGGCTAGTCCAGCGCAACGGGGATTTGATTAATTTACACTGTACTGACTACAATTTCTCAATTAATCGGTCGGTAGCCGCTATACCTGTACCTGCGCTCGGTGAGCGAATCGGTGTGGATATGAATACGGTGTCTGTTGATATTCGGATGAATTGTGTACTTACCGATGACGATTGCTCAGGTACAGCCAAAGCACCATCAGCGGCAGGGGCGGCTATTGATTTCAGTGTAGCGTCCGTGTTTGAGGCTACGGGTGATGAAGATGCTACAGACGGGTTCATGCTTGATGATGGAGGACCGGTCACCATAGCCAATCTGAACGGCAAATCGTTCTCTATCCGTACGACTCATCAAGTCACTCAAAGTATTGTACCCATCACTGTTCTGTTTGATACAAGCGTGTTACCCGCAGCGAGTAGTGCTGCTACGACTATTCTCACAGTTGGCCTGTCCGGTGTGGCAGATTCCGGGGCAGCACTCGCTACCGCTGTTCATACAGCGTTCACCGCTCATCTCGGAGCGTTCGTGCCTGACTTGACAAGTGCAGCAGGTAGTACAGATTTTAGCGACGCGTTTACTGTTGGGGCACTAACTACCGGGAAGAACGAGGGATTCGGGAATTGTCTAATCACTCTTACACAGACTGAGACTGGCCTGAACGGTAACTCCGGTACGCCTTTGTTTTGGACAGATGAAGACGAAGAAAAATTGCTAGTACCGAGTTGGGAAACGTTCAACGGTGGTTCTTCCACCCATTCCTGTAAAAGCGCCGGCGATAAAATGCAAGACCTAATCGCTAATGTCGCCAACTCAAACATCGGTGGAGCGCTCGGTGGGGCATTCAATGTATTCAAAGGAGAAACCGACAAAGGTGGTTTTGATGCTGACGTCAATCTCTCTCTACGCGGAGCGCAAGACGACTATATCGTGGGGCTTCAACTGCCTTACAGTTCTCTATTACACTCAACTACAGGCACAGATTTGCTCCCGCTCGGTTACGCCGCTCGTAATTTCTTAATCGTTACAGGGATAACTTCTCCCGATAACCAAAACGCCACCGGGAACGTGAACCCCGCGTCCACTATTTTTGATTCGCGTGATATGCTGACAGGGATTAGAGGGACCATCGTTCAGTGTAATTTCAGTTATAACGGAGCGGAAACTACGTATTCTGCTGAACTGACATTCCAACCGATAGATTTGATTATGGGATTGTGATTCACATGACTCTGATTGGAAAAACCAGCAATACCCTATTCTTTAATGGAGTCGCTGACGGTATAGTAGTCCCTCAATCAGGGTTTGAGCGAACGGGTCTCAAATTGGATAACGGCGCACGCTCGTCCGGCACGACCACCGGTCAGGTGAACGGGTTTTCCCGAACATACAAACGAGATGTGGCTCAAGTTCTTGAATCGTTCAGTATAGAAGCATGGGTAGCGCCTGACCACGGTGGAGTGGTCGTAGTCAAGGAAGACTTGTTTGAGTTACGAATCGGGGCTATTGGTGAGCCGGGACCGGTCTCGTTCAATGTGCATGTGTCTGATGAAGGAATCAAGAAGACGTTTGGGGCGGTGAGCGCCACGCCCGTAATAGTAGCAGGCACTCAAGTCGGTTGGGACGGAATCGTGTACCCACGGGACAATGCTTCTTTCATGCAATCGGGCAATTGCCTTAACGAAAACACGCGCGAGTTGTTGCACATAGTAGGGTCGTTTGACGGCCGACTCGTTAAGGTGTACGTGAACGGCGAACTCGTAGCGTCAACCAAACTCAATAAACGGCATGACCTTAGAATGAATGAGAACGATTTGTATATCGGGTCGGATTTCAGAGGATATATTGAGTCGGTTCATTGGCGGAGAGGGACGGACGAGCAGGTCCGCCCGTTGCCATTAATCGCTGGAACTGACTCTATCGGGTTATGGCGGTTTGAAGAACCGGTAGAAGTAGACCAAACGGATTTTCATATTCAGGCGAACGTGGCAGAAGGTGCTACTACTATCAATATCGGCGCAACCGCCGCTCAAACTCTATACGAAACCATCACAGGTTTGACAGATTTCAGTAGTACGTTAGACGTAGCGACAGACTACGGTCTTGGGAACTACCAAGTATCAACCCCTACCGGTAAGCAGAACATCGCTCATACTTCTTACAATCTTCTAATCAATCCTACAATATGCGACGTTAAAACAGGACAGGCTAACCTCAGTCCGCCTGAGCGGGTGCGATTGCTGAACGTAGCGACCAACGGTGATTTAACCGTTAACAGCATTCATCTTGATTTTGATACTGCGCCTTCAGGGGCGCGCGGAGTACTGCACGCTCGTACAGCGTTTGATACCACTAACAATCTTGCTAACGATAGTCTCGTAGTGCTCGTCAAAGGAGACTTACTTGTTGATAGCGGTACGGGTGCGCCTTACCGACCACCGGGTATCGCTACCCAAATGATTGACAGGACAGGTCAAATGGTGATAGACGAAAGTGGTAGCCTGAACCACGGTATAGTATTCTCTCGCAAACTCTCAATAGGGCAAACGAAAAATCCGTTTGATGCGGCCGCTTGGCCGTCCGTTCTTAACGACCGATTTAAAGAAGGGCATACCGCTCGGCACAAGTATAGTCAGCGGAATGGTCACCCGTTCCTACGAGTGTTCCCTGATGCTCAAGAAGAAATCGTGACCAAAACAGTTGACGGAGCGGCTGACCATTTCAGCGTGCACTTTGACGCGCAGTCTATCGGAATGAAAGACCAAGTGCCTATCAATTCTCAAGTATCTCTGCACCGCAGAGCATTCATCGGTAAGATTCTCGCTACGAAAACTAACAGTATGGTTACAGAAATAGTTGAAAACGGGCATACTACTGCCGCTACGAGTGCTGAACGTAATAGAGAAATTATAGCGATAGGTGGCTCTAACTTTGACGTTCGCCCGTTCCTGCTCAAAGGGCATGCTGCTGAGAGTATACTCAATACCGATAACGTATACGACCTGCATCTCGCTCCTGAAACCGAATCACGAATCGCTATCCTTGAAGTCCCCACTCTCGCCCCCGCCGCTCCTTACGTTCAAATCCACTATAACGCAGTTGACCTGACAGGGTCTAAAATGGGAGCGGGTGGGCCTGTACTGCTAATAGAGAAAACCGTACCAAGCGGTGGTTCAGTTATCGGTGGTCAATCGGTAGCAGCGCATATTGCAGCAGCAATTGGTAGCGGGATGACTCTTCACGCGCCGGGTGGCATGATTCGGGTTACGGAGAAAGAGGCAGGGGATTCTAACGATTCACTCAAACCTCATCGCCTTGTCGGTGATAACACAGGCGGACAGCAGTACGAGATTGAGTTAGACGAAAGTCTGCTTCCTGCTAACCATACGCCTGTACGCGCCACCGACCCGGGTAATCAGCCGCCGCAAGGGGTTGATGCTTCACATTCACTTAATCCTGCTCACCCATCAGTCTACAACAGAATAGTGATGCGGCCTGCCAATCGTGGTCTACCCGACCCGCCGGTTGACGTCGCTCCAACCTATTTCCGTCAGACTCCAAGGATAGACAATGATAACACAAGCGGAGCGTTTGACGTTGCCGCTAACAACCATTCATCTCACGTTCACGAAGTCTTTGACGTAATTGATAATTATAGAGACAGGGGCGAACATGTGTTCATTGTACAACCGAGTTCACGTTCGCGCGTAATGCAGTTGGCTAAGGCAGAAGGACTGTCGGACGCGAGTGACGATGCTAACCATATCTCGCTTGAGTTCCTACAAGTGAGAGGTAGAGTGTCAAGCGTTGATATAGCGAGTGATGCTTTAGGTCGCCGTCTGATTTTTGATTGTAGAGGGTTGATGGATGACGTCAATGTAAACGCTGATTTTACCGGAGACGGTTCGCCTGACTCTCACCCGATTAAGGAAATCATGCCGGGCGCGCCTGTGGTCACTGTCACGCTCGGCGGACCCGGTCAAGGGGCAGTGAATACCAAACCTACCTTTGACCCTTCACCACTCAGCAGACTCGGGTGGTCTACGCGCCGCGATTGTACAGCGAGTGCTACAACTGTCGGTGCACCCGCCGTACCGTTTTCTACTAT